GCCGGTTTCATTCCCGAAATCTGGCTGGCCACCGCGCTCGGTAAGCTGCGCTCCTACCTCACCGCCTGCCGCACCGTCACCCGGGACACCGAGTACAACGGACAGGGCGCGGAGGCGTTCCAGGTGGGCCAGACGCTCCATCTGCCGAAGCGCGGCACGCTCTCCGTCAACGATAAGGCGGAAGGCAGCAACTATACGGTCCAGAACCCGACCGCGACGAAGATCGATCTCACCCTGGACCACCACAAGGAAGTGACGTTCGGGATCGAAAGCCGCGCGCTCTCCTTCGTCAACCAGGACGTGATCGGCGGCTACGTCGAGGACGCGGTGATCGCCATCGCGGAGCAGATCGACACCGACCTCCTCGGCTACCTGGGCGGCCTCTCCACGAATGCGGCCGTCGTCGGCGGCGCCGCGCTAACCGAGGCCAACATCCTCTCCGCCCGGAAGGTGCTCGTGGACCAGAAGGTCTCGGCGCTGCAGCAGAAGTTCGGCGTGGTGGCCACCAGCCAGACCAACGCGCTGCTGCAGATCGACCGGCTCGTGCGTTACGACGCCCTGGGCGTGTCCAACGACATCGCGAACGCGATGGTCGGCAGCGGCGTCCGGACGATGGAAGCCTCGATCGGCAAGGTGCACGGATTCGAGCTGTGCGAGTCGCAGTTGCTGGTCCTGGCGACCACCTACAAGAACTGCTTCTACTCCAAGGACGCCATCCTCTTCGCGATGCGCCCGCTGGAGATCCCCGATCCGAAGTACGGCGTCTACGCGACGACGATGACGGACCCGGAGAGCGGACTCACCATGCGGCTGCTGCACGGCTACAACATCTCCGCCGGCGCCCACCAGATCACGCTGGACGTGCTGTACGGCTTCGTGGCCCAGCGGCCGGAGCACGTGCAGGTGGTCACCACCACGGCCTAAGGGCCCGACCCAGGCCAATCACCGCGGACGGCCGCCGGGAGAGCAAAACCTTTCCACAGCCTCTACAGGGCGTACGCCTTGCCCGTACGGGTGGAAAGGTTTTGGCCTCTCCCGGCGGTGGGTCTCACTTCCCCCTCCCGCTCTCGCCTGCCCTCGACCCAACCATGAGCGCTCCCAACGAGCAAGATCCAGCCGCGGCCGCGGCGCAGCCCTCCCCGGAGTTCGTCGTCACTGGCGCTGCCTCGGTGCACGCCGCCAGCGTCGATTACCCGCAGGGCGCGCGCTTTCCGGCAGCCTCCCTCACCCCGGAACTGGCGGAGCATTACGTCGCGGAGGGGTATATCGCCGTCGCCTTTCCCGCATTGCAGCGCTAGTCTCCCGCTCGCCTCTCCCGATCCAGGAACGCGACTCCCAACATGGACCCCGCCGCGCTTCTCAACGAAATCCAGCATGGACCGCGAGCGGCTGACCTGGCGACGCTGGTGGCGGCCGGCCGGGACAATGCCGTCGCCGACCTGCTGAACACGGTCCGCGAGGACGTGTCGGTCACGCTGCCGGTGACGCGCGCCGACGCGAAGGGCTACCTGATCCAGGTGGGCCGGTACCGCCGGCTGGCGCAGCCGCTGGCGGGGGAGCTCAGCTTCCTCCAGGCGATTCCGGCGCCGGACCCGTTGCCGGAACCCTGGATCCCGCCCTACGACCTCATCGTGGTGGCGAGTCAGCTCCTGTTGGACCCAGACTTCGCGGACAAGGACCTGGTCAGCGACCGGAACGCCGCCCTCTGGCAGGCGCTCTCCCAGGTGCCCTTCGGCGACCGAGGCGATACCTATCTGCGCACTGACGACGTGAGCGCGATCCTCGCTCTCGGCCAGCGCTTCGGCTCCCGAGCCGAAGCGCTGGGCGGCGCCGGCGCGGCCGTCTCGGCCGACGACGTGAGCCGGGCGCTACTGGGGGTGCCCCGTGGCTAACGAGATTCGCTACAAGGAAGACGCTCCGGTAACTGCGACAATCACGCTGGCCAGCCTCGCGAATGGCTCGGCGCGCCAGTGCACGGCGATCGCCAACGCCAGTAAGCGGCCCACGGCGCGGGTCTCCGGCAAGATCACGACGGGCACGAGTCCGACGGCCGGCACCCTGATCTCCTTCTACCGGATCAGGACGAACGGCACCTACCGCCAGGACGGCGCCGGCGCCGCGGATGCCGCGATCACCATCGCGAACGCCGAGCTGGTGGAGACGCTGGTGGTGGACGCCACCAGCAATAAGGAGTACGACTTCTCCTTCGTGGTGGGGGATTGGGGCGACCCGCTTTCGAGCGAATTCCTGGTCGCCGTCTCCAACGGCACCGGCGTCGCACTGCACGCCACCACGGGAAACCATGCGATGGTGGTGGAGTTCGGCTTGCCCGAGGTGCAGTGATGCGGCGGACGAAGCCGCGGATCTGCAAGCTGGACCGCGGGCATTTGCTGGCGCGGGGTCTCACGCTGGACGTGCCGCTCGACGAGCGGGGCGGAGCGAGGGCGCGGGATCTCATCAACCGGAGCGCGACCGCGTTCACGACGGCCGCGAACGCGCCGGTGTGGGGCGTCGGGCGCTACGGGCCGCTGCTGGTCCTGCCGACGACCTCGGCGCAGGTGAGTGGTTACCCGACGGGCGCCCGACTTCTGCCGACGACGGCGGGCACGCTGCTCACCCGGATCCGGCCGACCGGGAGCGCGCCCGTGGTGGCAAACGTCTTCCTGGGCGCGCATTTCGCGGGAGACGGTCCCAACCAGTTCTGGGGGCTCTACCAGGCGAATATCAGCTCGGTGGACGCGCTCTGGGCGTATGTCTGGACTGGCGGCGAACGCAGGGTCTCTGTCGCCTACACCTCCGGCGCCTGGATGGACCTCGCCTGGGTGTTCGGCGGCGGCAGTCTCGCTCTGTATGCAAACGGCGTCCTGGCCGGCACGGCCGCCGCACCCGGCGCGATCAACTCGCTGGCGAGCGCGTTTCGCCTCGGCAATGCCGGAGGCGGCGCGACCGGCGACCTCGCCTACGCTCGCGTATACAACCGCGCGCTGCCGGCCTGGGCGGTCAGGCTGGCGGCCGCAGATCCCTGGCTCCTCTACCGCCGGGTCCGCTACCGCGACCTGCTGGTCACGGCCGCCGCGCATACCTTCCTGGCAGCGCTGCACGAGACGATCTCGCTGACCGACACCCGATCGGCAAGCGTGACCAAAGCGCTGTTGGAGAGCTTGGCGCTGACGGACGCGCGCTCGTTTGCGGTGGTCAAGGCCCTCGTGGAGACGTTGGACGTTTCGGATGACGCCGTCGCCCGGCTGCTGAAAGCGCTGCGGCTCACAGATCGCAGCGCCTCCGGTGACGGGGGCACGCGCGGAGGGGGAATCGCTTGATGAAAGCGGCAATCACGCCCGGCGTGCTGGAGCAGCTCCTCGCGCAGCTCGAGTCCGTGCAGCGGCAGCTTCGGGACGCCTCACAGGCGGAGGTAATCCGCTTGAGGGCGAATGCCCACTTCTGGATCCACGGTCCGGACGGCGAGCTGAAGGACGAGTGGCAGATCCACAACCTGGTGGTAACCGCCGGCAGGAGGGTGTTCCTCGCCAGCGGAGGCACTGCGAAGTACCTCAAAGACTTTGCGTGGTGCGCGATCGGGACCGGGGCGGCGGCGGCGGCGCTGGGTGACACCACGCTCGGCGCCGAGGTGGCGCGGGTGGCGGCCACGGTCAGCAACCCGGACAGCGATACGCTGCGGGTCAGCGGGGCGTTCGGCGCCGGCGTCGGGACCGGTGCGATCACTGAATCCGGTCTGTTCAACGCCAGCAGCTCCGGCACCATGCTGAACCGGCTGGTCTTCAGCGCCTACAACAAGGGCGCGCTGGACAGCCTGACCTCGCAGATCGACCTCACCTGATGGCGGACGCTTACGAATCGGTGCGGCAGGGCGAGGCGCGGCCGTTCTACGGCTCGGTCACGGCGTCCAGCGGAACCGTCACGACGCAAGGGACGCCCACGGCGACCCTGTACGACGGCGCGGGCGCCGCGGCGGCGGGCTTCGACGGAGTCGACTGCACCGGCTGGGAGCTGGGGCCGGCCGCCTCCGTGCGAGCCTGGCTGGTGGTGGCGACGGCGGGCCTGGCGCCGGGCATCTATGCACTGGTCTTCTCGATCGTCGTTCTGGGTGACGACGGGATCGAGCGGACCGAGCTGCCCGCGGTCCAAATAACCGTTGCGACCCCGACGGGGAGCGCGGGCGATTACTCGGCCTGGCCGACGCCGGCGGACGTGCTGCAGCGGCTGAGCAACGCCGGCATCACGCTCCGCGGGGACGCGGATGCAAACTACGTCCAGAGAGCGCTGGATGACGTCACGGACGAGGCAGGCCGGGAGGCCGGCCGGCAGTTCGTGGCGGACGCCTCCGATACCACGCGGCTTTACGACGGCCGGGGTCTACCGGAGATCGAGGTCGACGACCTGGTCTCCCTCACCTCCGTCAGTCTCTCCGGGCTCGGCGCCGACGGGACGACGCTCCCAAACGCGACGCTGGTGTTCGAGCAGGGGAAGCCGCGGAATCGCCTCGTGCTCGACGCGGGCGCGCTCCCTTCCACGTCGCTCGCCGGCGGCGGCTTCTACCCCGGCGGTCCGCTCGCGGACGGCGTGGGCGCTGGGGTCTGGGGCGCGCTGTCCGCACTCCCGCGGGTGTTCCCGGCGGGGCGGCAGAACGTCAGCGTCACCGGCCGCTTCGGCTACGCGGCGACGGTCCCCGTAGACCTGTGGCGCGCCGTGTGCGGCGAGGCGGCCGCGCGGCTGGCGGCGGAAGCGGTAACCAGCGGTCAGGGACGCATCGTGCAGATTCGGGACGGCGGCCTGCAGATCCACCGGCAGTTCGGCGCGCCGGGCGACGACGCCGGCTGGACGAAGCCTTACAGCGCAGCCCTGAAGCGTTATCGGAAGCGCGCCCGGCAGCGGACCTGGCAGCTCCGCCGGCAGATGAGTTAACGGTCCAAGTCCAAGGTCCAAAGAGGCGCGGATGCTATCTGCCGATGAGCTGGCAGCGATTCGGGGCAGCATCCTGACGGAGCTGCTCACCGATACGGTGGAGCTGCTGCAGGACACCAGCGGCCGCGGCGCCGGCGGCGGGAAGCAGGTGACCGGGAGCACGGTGACCGCGACCTGCGCGGGCCGGGTGCTGGCGATGGTCACGCCGCCGCAGGAGGCCCCGCAGGGCGGAGAGACGGCCGCGCTCGAGTATTTCCAGATCCGCCTGCCGTCCGACGCGGCCGTGCTACCGAGCCAGCGCCTGCGCGTCGGTGCGGTGGTTTACGAGGTGATCGGCGCGGCGCCCGGGCGGACGGACGCCTTCTCGCAGCTCGTCAACGTCTTCCGCGTTCAGTAGCAGTCCGCAGTCCAAAGTCCACAGTCCGCAGTCCACAGTCCACAGGGAGCAGTTCATGGAGCCGATCGAGGTTGAGTTGGGGCAGAACGTGGTGCTGTGCGAGGGCGAGGCCACGCGGCTGGCGGCCGTGACGCACGTTTACGACGACGAAAAGGGCCACGTGGACGTCCGCTACCACGACGCCGCGTACGTCGATGCGGTCGCCGAGGGCGAGGCGCCCGGCGAGCCGCGGGCGGACCACGTGAACGTCTCCGCGGTGCCGCACGTCTCGCACGTGGAGCCGGGCGCGCGCTGCTGGCACGGCGCGCCGCTCGCCGCAGTCGCACCTACGGGCGCCTGCGGGGGCGCGTGACGCCGCAGTTTCAGTTCACAACGTCCGTGGGCGAGCTGCGCGGCCGCGGCCGGCGTCTGCGCCAGCGCTTGAGGACGGTGGTCGAGGAGACCGCGGAGAGCATCCTGGAGCGCACGCGCGAGGAGATGCGCGGGCCGAAGTCCGGGCGGTGGTATGGCGCTCACCAGGCTTCCGCGCCCGGCGAGGCCCCGGCGATCGACACGGAGGACCTGCTAAAGAGCGGGCACGTGGAGCCGGCCCCGGAGGGCGATCTCGCCGCGGACGTCGTGTTCGACGATCCGGCCGCCGCGCCGATGGAGTATGGGGCGCCGGCAGCGCACATCGAGCCGCGGCCGTTCCTCCAGCCCGCAATGATGGCGGAGCTGGAGCCGATGCGGGAGCGGCTCGCGCAGGCGCTCAACGGGGAATAGTCCACAGTCCACGGTCCACAGTCCACGGTCCGGCTGGGGGTCTGGGAACCTCGAACGGAGTGAGGCATGGCGGGGAGTGCGGATACCGAGGCGGTCTCCCGCTTCATCTTCGGCCGGCTATCGGCCGCGGCGGCGGTGACCGCGGTGGTGGGCGCCGGCAGCTCCGCGCGGATCTATCCGGACAAGGCGCCGCAGGGCACCGACCGGCCATTCCTGCTGTTCGGCTTCCAGCGCGGTCGGTCCGGGCGCGTCGCGGGCGGTCGGGCGCGGGCGCTCTCCGACGAGTACCTGCAGATCGGCGCCACGGTGGACGGCGAGGACTACGAGGCGGCGGAAACGCTGATGCAGGCGGTGGACGCCAGCCTCACCGCGGACGACGCCGAGGGCGTGATCGCGGTGGGCGGCGTGAGCCATTACGTCTCCGTGGTGGGCCAGGAGCGGGACTTCCGGATGCCGGAGACGGTGAAGGGTCAGGAGTTCCGGACCTCGGGCAAGGTCTACCGCATCCAGGTTTTCGACAGATAGTCACAGTCCACAGTCCACAGTCCACAAGTCCACAACGAGCTTCGAGGGGCGGCGCTACAAGAGCAGCGCCGCCTTTTCTGCCGTGGACTTGTGGACCGTGGACTGTGGACTCCGAACGGAGTGAGGCATGAGCAGAGAGTCGGCAGTCTTTCAAAAGGTCCACGTCGCCGTGGAGACGGCGCCGGGGACCGAGGGGTCGAGCTACAAGATCCTGGCGCTGCTGGACGGCTACGGCCGCAACCGGAACAGCGGGAAGCGCTATCGCGGCGCCGGCATGCGGGACCAGGTGAACGTGGTCCAGGGCAAGGAGTTCGCGGAGTGGCCGCTGGAAGGGCCGGCGTCGTTCAACGACATCGTCTACCCGCTGGCCGCGCACTTCAAGAACCCGACCGTCGCCAGCGGCACCTTCACCTTTGCCCCAGGCACCGCCGCTCCGGACACGCTGAAGACCATCTCGCTGATCGGCGGGGCGGTGAGCAACGGCAAGAAGGGCCTCTACGGCTTCTGCCGGGACTTCCAGCTCCGCGCGACCCTGGACGAGATCACGCTCTCTGCGGCGATGATCAGCCGGAAGATGGCCACCGGCACCGCGTTCCCGAGCGCAACCCGCCTCCTGCCCTTCCAGATGCAGCCGCACAAGTGGCAGGTGAGCGTCGGCACGATGATGGACGCGAGCGACCTGGTGGCGCTGGGCGCGAGCGACGGCGCGCTCTCCTACGAGTTCAGCAGCCGCGGCCGCCAGAAGAACCAGAACTTCGCGGACGGGACGACCGACTTCGCGGACATCACCAGCCTGCCGAGCGACCAGCAGATCCAGCTGGTGATGGAGGACAACTCGACCGCAGCCGGCTACCTCGCGGACCTCCGAGCCGCGACGCAGCGGCTGATCCGCTGGGTGTGCACCGGCCCGGTCATCGGCGCCGGACCGGGCACCTATAAGGCGCAGATCACCTGCCCGTTCAAGTTCGTGGAAGAGGACAACGGCTCCACGGACGACCTGGCGAGCGGGACCTTCAACATCGCGCCGCAGTACGACCCGGCCTTCCTGACGACCGGCGGGGCGCTGGAGATCGTCGTCGTCAACGAACTGGCCGGCCTTTAAGGCGGTCCACAGTCCGCAGTCCGCAGTCCACAAGGGGAGAGGCGTTCCGGAAGTGGAGAGGGGAGCGGCGAGAGAGGGGAGAGTCCGGACCTACTCTCTCCTCTCGCCGCTCCCCTATCTCCTACCGGAACGCCTCTCCCCTCTTTTCGTGCAGGAGACACGCTTTGAAAGTCGCTGCTCTTCTCGGCGATCGCGCCGAGCTGACGGTCCCCTTCCCCGGCGGGGACCTCGATCTCGTCTACCGGCCGAGCGTCTTGCTGCCGGGCTACACGGAGCGGGAAGAACTCTCGGTGACGCAGGCGCTCTGTGACCTGGTGGCGGAGTGGCCGCTGGAAGGCCGCGAGGGCGCTGCGGTGCCGCTGACGCCGGAAGGGATCAACGCCGAGGTGCCGGAGGAGATGCAGACGGCGATCTACGTGGCCATCTTGAGGGACCGCCGCCCAAACCTGCTGAAGACGCTGACCTCCACGAAGAGCTCCGGCAGCTCCGAGTCAGCGTAGGCAGCGGCGGGAAGCGCGGACAGCAGCCGGTGCTGTTCCGGCTGGCGAAGGCCGCGGAGTTCTGGCGCTGCAGCGCGTTCGAGCTGCTCTCGCGGCCGGAGGCCTGGACGGACCTGGGCGTGCTCTACGCCAACGCTGAGGCCGCGGGGCTGGAAGAGGCGGCGAGGCGCAAGCGGTTCTTTGAGTAGTTCCCCGCGGCTCTATCCGCTAAAGGTGCGGTTATAGAGCGTCCTGTACTCCTGCATCGCCCAGATCCCGCCGACCTGCGCCGCGAGTGCGACGATCGCCAGCACGAGCCCGGTGATGACCTTGCCGCGCTGATCGCGTTCTCCCGCATCCCCGCGCAGCAGCGCGACTCCCAGGCAGATCGCCGCTACCGCAGCGAGAATCCCCAGGCCAGGAATCCACGCGGCGATCCCAAGCCCTACGACCCACCGCGCACCTGCTCCAGAGTTGTCGGTCATCGCCGCCGCCTCCCGACGCCGAAGTTCGCCGGCTTCTATCCAATCTCCTGACCCCGCACCATGGGAACCTCCGTCACCGAACTCCGGGGCCGCGCCAGCCTGGACGATTCCGACTACCAGGCCGGCCTGCGCCGGATGGAATCGACCACTCAGGAGAGCGGCCGGGCGCTGGAGAAGGCGAACGCCGGCTCGGCGCGGGGCATCGTGGCTATCTGGCGGGAGGTGGCCAAGGAACAAGAGAAAGGCGCCCGCGCCGCCGCGAAAGCGGAGGAACAGGCGGCGCGAGACAAAGCGCGGTCCGAGCAGCAGGCGGCCCGGGAAGCGACGAAAGCCGCGCGCGATGGAGCGCGAGAGCGGGAGCAGGCAGGCCGGGAAGCGGTCCGCGCCGAGATGCAATTCGCCCGGGAGTGGGAGGCCGCGGAGCGCGAGGCCGCGGCGGCCGTCGCCCAGGCCCACCGGGACGCGGCCCGCCAGGCGGCGCAGAGCGCGCGGGAAGCGGCCCAGGCCGAGCGCCAGGCGCTGCAGCAGGCCCGGCAGGACTTCCGCTCGGCGTTCGGTAACGCCGGTCGGGACCTGACCGTCGGCGTGACGCTGCCGATCCTGGCCGTGGGCGCGGCCTCGTTGAAGGCCGCGATCGACACAGAGGAGCAGTTCAACAAGGTCGAGCGGATCTTCGGCAGCAGCGCGAAAACCGTAGAGGCATGGGCGAAGACCACGGCCGGCAGCATGGCTGTCAGCCAGCGGGAGGCGCTCGCCACCGCGGGGAGCTTCGGGAACCTCTTCGACACGATCGGCCTTGGCCACGCGCAAGCCGCGCAGATGTCGGTGAGGCTGGTTCAACTCGCCGCGGATCTCGGTTCCCTTCACCACATCGGGACCGCTGAAGCCCTGGAGAAGATCCAGTCCGGCCTGGTGGGTATGAGCCGCCCACTCCGCGAAGTGGGGGTGCTCCTGACCGAGGAGCGGGTCAAGCAGGAAGCCTGGCGCTCGGGGCTCGCTCCCGCCGGGGAAGAGCTTTCCGAGCAAGCGAAGGTGTTGGCTCGCTACAACCTCATCTTGCGGGATTCCGCGAACGCGAACGGAGACTTTGCGCGAACCCACGACAGCGCTGCGAACTCCATCAAGGCGTTGCTCGCCGAACTGGACGACGAAGCGGCAGCGTTGGGGAAGGATCTCATCCCCGCTGTAAAGGACGCGGCGAAGACCGCTCGGGAGCTCCTCCACGAGTGGAACCAGCTTCCGGCACCGGTGAAGAAGCTCGCGATTGAGGCCCTCGCGGCAGCCGCCGCGTTCGGCCCGATTATCCTCGCCGTCGAACGGCTGGTGACCACCGCAAAAGGCCTCGCGGCCATACCCACTTTGATCCGCGGGATCAGCGGCGCCGCGGGCGCCGGCACGGGCGGCGGAGGTGTGGGCGGCGCGATCGCCGCGGGGGGCGGCGGCGCCGCCGGAGCGGCCGGAGTAGCGGCGGGGGCCGGGGCGGTGGTCGCGGGGGCGGCGATCACCGCCGCAGCGCTCGACACCACGCGGCACCTGCGCGGTGAAAAGGCCGCGGAGGCCGCGATCCGCAAGGAGACGGACCTATCAGCCGAAGAGCGTCGCGCCTTGATCCAGGAGCAGCGCATCAAGTCGGTTACGACGGATCTCCCCTGGTATCTCAAGTGGGTGCCAGCGGCCGGACTCGGACCGAAGGCCCCGAAGCTCACCGACCAAGAAAAGGCACTCGTCAGCGGCGTGCGGTCGCGCCAGGCGGCGCAGGCCGCGGCGCAGGCGGCGACGGCCGGTGGTGCTGACGACGGCGCGCGCCCCGGTGACGGTCCGGTCCCACCCAGCGCCAGAGCTCTCGCGCAGGAAGCCGCCCGCACCTTCGAAGGGCAGCTCGACCGCGCGCGAGCCGCAGCGCTGGCCGCTCCGGACGACGAGAAAGCGCAGGCCGAAGCTCAGCAGATGATTCCCGTCCTGCAGCGCCGCCAGCAGGAGCTGAAGAAGGCGAAGGACGAGGCAGGGACCGACGCGGAGAAGCTGGCGCAGCTCGACAAGGAATCCGGGGCAGTCGATCTCCAGATCGCGGAGCTCCAGAGCCGGGCAACCAAAGAGCGCGCGCAGAACTCCAAGCATCAGGCGGAGCGGGAGAAGCAGGCGCAGGGGCGGATCCGCACGACGCGGGCGGCGCTGCTGGACGCCCAGGTCCAGGCCGCCCGAGACTCAGTGGCCGGCGGTCCGGAGGAGACGCACGCCCAGGCGGAGGCGGCGGCCGTGGTCCCCATGCTGCTCGCCAGGAAGCAGGCGCTGCTGCAGGAGGCGCAGGAGCTCGTCCCGCAGTTCGACGCGACGTATCAGGCGCAGGAGCAGTATACCCGCCTGGAAGTGCAGGCGGGCGAGGTCCAGCGGCAGATCAACGGGCTGGAGCAGGACGCCGCCAAAGAGAAGCTGAAGAACGCCAAGCAGGCCGCGAAGGACCGTGAGGAAGCGGTCAAGGCCTACTTCGGCGCGCAGCAGGAGCTGGCGAAAGCAGTGGTCGGGGCGCAGCCGCAGGAGCGGCAGGCCGCGGCGGCCGTGAAGGAGCTCGTCCCGGCGCTGGAGCAGGAGCAGAAGTTCGTGCTGGCGGAGCTCCAGTCCGGACAGCTTTCGGCGACCGAGTACCTGAAGGAGCAGAAAGGGTACTGGGAGATGCAGGGCGAGATCAACCACACCAAGGAGCGGGCCGCGCAGGTCGAGAAGGAGCAGCTCGAGAAGTCCCGGGAAGCGCAGCGGAAAGCGGTGCAGGAGGCGCGCGGGCTGGCCAGCGCCCGCACGGCGTTGATCGAGGCGGAGGTCAAGAACTTCCAGACCGCCTTCGGCGGGAACGAGCGGCAGGCCTCCCGCTACGTGCTCCCCGCGCTGGTCAGCGAGTTCAAGCAGGCCTACCGCCCGCTGGCGGGCGAGACCGAGACGGAGCGGCTGCAGCGGCTCACCGAGGGGGAGAACCTCGGCGGCAAGATTCTGGACACCGCGCGGAAGGCCGGACTGGACCCGCGGGCGGTCTATCGCGACCTGGCCGCGCTCTCCCGCGACGCCGGGGCCGGACCGCAGTCCACCTCCGCGGCGAAGAAGGCCCCGGGGCAGAACGGGAACACGAGCAACGTCTTCACGTTCCCGATCGTCGTGCCGCCGCTCGGGCAGGTCACGCCCCAGGAGCGGCGGCTGATCCATGACGAGGTGGACCGGCGGCTTGATGAGCTGGCGGCGATGCGGAGGTAACGCAAAACCTTTCCACATCCTCTACGGGGCGTACGCCTTGCCCGTATGGGTGGAAGGTTTTGGCCGGCGACAGGCCCTTCCTGATGGCGATCACCTACCGCGGCCAGCTCTGCAGCGCCTTCAGCACCGCCTCCGGATCGGCTCCCGGCAACCAGTCGGGAGCGGCCGCGTTCCAGACGTACGACGTTGGCGCCGTCACGATGGACGCGCTGTTCGTTTACGCGGTCGCGCCGGCCGCTCTCATCATCGACACCCTTGAGACGATCGCGCAGAACGGCCCGGGCACGGACGACGGTCTCGTGGTTCAGCTAAGGCAGGGTAACGTCAACGCCGGCGACACGCTGATCGCCGCGGCGTGGGCCTGGGCGGCGGTGACGTTCCAGACCTTCAGAGCCTTCGTGAGCAACCCGGGTCCGGACTACGACCGCGCCATTCCCTACGACGCGCAGCATTGGGACGGCCGCCCGGTCGACAGCGGGACTCACCAGCACGTCTTCGTCTCCATGCCGTGCCGGGTGAATCCCACCCTGGCGCTGCTGTTCGTCGCCTACCTCGGCCCGGACACGGCCGGCCGGATCGACACTCCTGCAGGCTGGACCCCGTTGCCGGCGCTGACGGGAGGCGCCCCCGGGGAGACGCAGCGGACCGTCGCGGCGTTCTACCGCGTGGTGGACGACTGCTCGCCGGTGGACTGCACGCTGACGCTGCACGGCGCCGGCGCCGGCGCCCGCTACTACGCCAGCCTGATTCTCGTCGGCCAGGCGCAGGCCTCGGGAACGGACAACTCCCTTTCGGCGACGCTGTGCTCCGCGCCGGCGGCCGAGCCGTCCCTGGCGATGCCGGCAGCCGGGACGAACCGTGGCTGGTACTCGCTCGACTGCGCGCTCCTGAAGGGGAAACAGTGGGGCTCCCTGGTCTGCCCCTCAGCGGCGAACGACAATTGGGGCCGGCTCTGGTGGGTGCGCTGGTCCGGCGACTATCCGCCGGTCCCGGATAGCCCGGTGGAGATCCTGACGGAGGGCGTGTTCGGCGCGGGGCTGCTGGCCGGCGATGACCGCGGCCTGTTCGCGTTCTACACCTTGGCGTCCTCGCCCAACCGCCTCCGCTACCGACGCAGCCAGGACGGCGGCGCCACCTGGTCCGCGGAAGTCCAGGTGATCGACGGCGGCGGCCCCGGGAGCGCGATCGCGACCGCAAAGCCCTCCGACAGCAACAACGCGCTCCCGGTGGTCCTACTCTCCAACGGCCGCGTGGTCGCCGGCAGCCGGCTCCTGCAGTGGGACGACGGCGCGGAGGAATGGACGTTCCTGGCCACCCTCGCGAATACCACGCCGACGGGCGGATCGAGCCAGACTCTGGCGGCCACCGGCGACAGCTTGCAGCTCCTGCGGGACCGAACGGTGATGCGGGCGCGGAGCGCGAGCACGCTCCTCCGGGCGGGGAGCATCCTCGACGACGGCACGGTCAACTCGGACCTGCGGACGCCCCCGCCGGCCGGGCCACACGTGGCGCTGACGGCTTTTCAGGCGGCGTGGATCAACGCGCAGGCCGGCCTGCTCCTCGCGCTGCGCGTCCGGGCGCCGGGCATCAACGGCGCGGTGATCTTTCATCCCCTGCTCTCTCCGCGGTCCTACTCCTGGCGCGTCTACCAACTCGATTCCGACGAGCTTTACGCGCTGAGTGGTAGCGGCGGCGACCTCGGCGTCAACGTGGGCGACGAGCGGCAGTGGGAAGGGCCGGCTACCCTCTGGTGGGACCCGGACAGCCTCACCGCCTACGGCGCCAGCGCCCACGCCTACTCCAACGGCGTCTGCCGTCTCCGGATCGACGCGGCCGGCATCTGGTGGCTCTTGCGGCCGGACACAACGGGAGCGCTCCGGTTCGCGCGGGGCCGCCGTCTGACGCCGTGGGGCACGATGGCCTGGGACGGGAAGTGATGTTCGGCGTTAGGCGTTGGGAAGTCAGGGCCGCTCCGCCGAGGAGCGGCCCTTCGTCGTTTCTGGCCGCTGTTTTCCTGGCTGCTTCCTTGGCTGAACCATGGCACTCCTCGGCGGCCGAATCCAGCCCCTTATCGACCTGCGGCTGCTCGATGCCGGCGAGGGGGATCCGGTCGTCACGGACCGCGGGTTCTCCTGGTACGACATCCTGGCGAACAGCTATGGCCTGGGGAAACCGAGCCGGAACACCCGGCGGGTGCCGCTGCTGGAGTGGCTGCCCGGGATCGGGCTCTCCTGCCGCACCTTCTTCGTGGCGCAGGATACCCTCCTCGTCAACTGGACCACCAGCGGTGGGCTCTGGTACCAGTCCAAGCCCGGGTCCGGCCGCTACCGGAACACGCGGCTGTATCAACAGGATACCGGCGCCACGGTCCAGTGGTCCGCCACCTCGCGAAGCTCCCAGCGCCAGAACCCGAGCTTCGCGGTCCTGCTGACGCCTTCAGACATGCCGCCCGACTACGATACGACGACGGTCGAGCCGTTCGTGCGGGTGGAGTTCGGCAGCGGCGCCTACCGGTTCGGCGTGAAGCTGGACAAAGACGGCCGCTGCTACCTGGAGCAATTCGACCTCACCGTCAACGACTGGCAGCACGTGATGGACCTACCGGCGCCGCCGAAGGCGGCCGGGCTCTCCGACGGCGAGCAGCTCCTGATCGGCGTGCGCTGCAAGCGCGGCCAGGTCGGCGTCTCAGTGGATTGGGGCCAGACGCACACCTGGTACGGCACTCCCGGGACGATCGCGATCCCCGGCGCTCCCGCGACGGTGCGCGGCGCCGGCGGGGCGATCGATTTCCTGCTCGGCGAGCTGCGGGAGTATACCGCGACCTGGGACAGCCCGCGGCAGCCGACTCTCACCAGCTCGATCTTGGGCTCCGCGCTGGTGGACGGCTGGTATGAGGCGCCTCCGGGCAGCAGCCTCACATTCACCGACACCTCGGATACCCTCGCCGCGCTGGCCGGCTACCGCGCCACCTTCACCGTCAACCCGGACGGGCAGGGCCCGGTGCTCTACAGCACCACGTTCCGCTATCTCACGCAGAGCGTGGTCGGTGCGGCGACCTACACCACGCCATGGACGGGCGCGGTCAACAGCGGCCACGGTCGCGCCACCGAAGTCCGGATCCGCAAGCCGGAATCGCTGCGGGAATCGACCTGCACGGTCCGGATCAAGCTGAACTCGGGCGACACGCCGATCACGGCGCTCCGCCGGCGGAAGCTCCAGGTCCGGCTCGGTTACCGGGTCTACACCGACCCCACCGACGACACTGTCTACGCCGATCACTGGTGGACGGCCTTCACCGGCTACACCGGGCTGCCGGAGTTCGAACAGGGCGAGTTCGGCGGCTGCTGGATGACCGTCACGGCCACGGCCGCGGCGCATTGGACGAAGACGGAGTGGTGGCCCACCGACGTGCGCCCGCTGGGCGGGCGGCCGGTGAACGACGCCGCGGATGTGGTGCTGGAATCGGAGGGCATCAGCGGCCTGAACCTGCCGCTGTACCGCAACTGGGATCCGCTGGGCGATGCGTTCATTCTCGACACCGGCACGCCGGAGGAGCCGTTCGAGCTGATCCGGCCCACGGAAGACAAGTGGACCACGCTGGAGCGCCTGTTCTCGTATCCGGAGCTCGAGCTAGGGATTGACGACGAGGCGGTGCTGTTCACGCTGCAGCGGAACCCGGACGGCACGCCGGCGACCACCGGCGTCTTCCACGATTACCACGCCAGCGGCGCGGATTCGGTGGACCTGGAGAAGATGCTCCAGGAGGCCAAGAACCGCCTCGACTACGATCAGAGCGGCACCGCGGTGATGATCTCGGCGCGGTCACAGGCGGACGGCACGGCGATCCGGGTCTACGCGGTCGACACCTACGCCGAGGACAAGGCCGCCGCCGGCGACGACCGGTTCTGCCCGTGGCGGGAGGCCGGGCCGGACGGCCAGCAGGAGATATCCGACCCCTGCAATGCCGCCATGTTGATCTACAAAGTCGGCCAGGCCGCCTACCGGCTCTTCCCGCTGAAATGGGAGCCGGAGCTTGTCGCGTTCCTCAACCTGAACGTCGGCCGGCGGGACACGATCCGCGTCCATGGCACCGCGGACCAGGCGCTGCCGGACACGACGGAATGCGTGGTGATGACCGCAGACCACCTGGTCAAAGTGGAGCTGGATGGGACCTCCTGCTCCCTCGATTCGAGCTTTGGCCTCTTCTGGACCCCGTCATGATCCGCAGGAATCCGCTCACCGAAGACGAGCGCATCACGCTCCAGAAGGCCCGGCTGCAAGCGCAGCCCGGGCCTTCGTTCTCGAAGCCGATGGCGGGCGCTGGCGGCGGCATCCAGGCCGGGACAATGGACGGCAGCGGGGTCTTCACCCGCGCGGGCCTCACGAACCTGGACCAGACCGGCAGCTTCACGACTGCGAAGGCATAGCCCATGGCCACGCCACTGGTCGGTAACAAGAACGACTTCAGCCAGGAGGTCATCACCGACGCGCAGGCGGACGCCTGGAGCGACCAGAGCGACCTGCTGCACGGCGCGCTGTCCTGCCCGCTGGCTCACGGCCTGCTGCGCGCGGACTTCTTTACGCTGGCGAGCGTGGCCGGCAGCCTGCAGCTCGACATCCTTTCCGGGACCGACGGTGTGGGCTACGCCGTAGTGGGCGAGGCGGCGAACGAGATCCCGGTCCGCCAGATCGGCACCGTGCGAATCGGCGCCGACCAGGGCATCACCGCGAGCGCCACCAACCATATCTTCCTGAAGCGCGCGCCCTCCGTTCCGAGCGATCCGGCCACGTGGTTCGTGGCGAACACCACCGGCACGCGCCCGGCGAACACCACGAAGGTCGGCACCGCCGTCTTCGGCACCACGGACGCCACCTCGGTCGACTACACCACCGCTTCCGGCCGGATTCACCGCACGCCGGCGTCGATCGACAAGGCCCAGACCTGGGCGGGGCTGCAGACGTTCGGCGCCGGCATCGCGATGGCGGACGGCCAGAACATCGTGCTGGGGACCGGCACCGGCACCAAAATCGGCACTTCCATCTCGCAGAAGCTGGGATTGTGGAACGCGGCGCCGATCGCGCGGCCGACAGGCTTCACCCAGACCTACGCGACGGCGGACAAGACGCTCTCGGCGTACACGGCCAACGTGCAGAGCTCCGCGTACACGGGCGCCGCCGACGGGGAAGCGAAGCTGGCGGATCTCAACTCGCTCCGCGGGGCATACGAGAATCTGCGGGCGTTTGCGGAGGACCTGGCGCAGCTCGTCAACGCGCTGATCGACGACGACCAGGCGTTGGGGCTGCGGGGGTAGGGAGCCGCGGGATTCCGCACCGAACCGCTCCCAGCGGAAACACGACATGGCCGCCGCTCCGGATGGCCGGATGCAATCGGCGCATCCCGGTCCGAGATGGAAGAGAGCCGGCCCCGTTGACGCGGGGCCGGCTCTTGTCGTTTTCTGGTTCGCCCACGCGCAAAACCTTTCGACCCGTACGGGCAGGCTGTGGAAAGGTTTTGGTGCTAATCGGGGAAGTCCAGCGCCAGGCGCGCCCGGCTCTCGGCGTACCGCTCCTCCGGCCTCACGCCGACGCGCGCCTGCGGCGCCGCGGGCGGTCAAGGGTCGCAGGGTTGATCAACAGCGGTCCCGACGTGTAATTGCTCATCTCGTCTCCAGTCCTTTCTGCGCTTCGCGCGCCTTCGCCAGCGCGTTCCGCGGGGCCGGCTGGTGAGCGTGTAGGGCCGCTTCATCAGCAGTCCTCCCATTGGCGCGTCTTCGGGTTAATCCAGCGGCAGACCAGGTTGTCCGGGTCTGAATAGTGCGCTGCGTACCGCGCGCCCGCCGCCTCATGCTCTGGGCTGCCGAATTGACAGCGATCTGCCTGGCGGAGGAGCTGCCGGGCAGTTTGACACCAGCGGCGGATATCAGCGCCGCGGCCGGCGCCGCATACGCAGCCGCACAGCAGCTCGATGGGTCCGGTTGGCTCAGACTCAGGCATTCTTGGGGTCTCCAGATAGGGTTGAGTGAGTGTGGGAAGGGGCCGGCGCCAGCCCGTAGGGGCCGGTGGGCAGTCCCGGCCGTTAGGATCGCATTGAGGGCGATTAGTCCTGCGAATCCCAGCCGCGCACGTCGGCGCGGCCGCTGCTCAGCAGCTCAATGTGCTTGCAGTTGAGGCCGACCGGACCGGTGCGGTAGGTGTGCTGGGGGCAGGAGCAGCTCCGCTCGGTGGTCTCGTAGACGGTGCCGCTCTGCAGGTTCAGGCAGTGGAAGTACCGGCCGCCGTCATCCAGCACGAAGACGTACCCGTCCGCCTGGCTCTCCGCGCGGTCCGTCTGAATCGCCTGCTGCTCGGCGCGCCGCTCCTGCTGGCGCTGGGGATTCGCGGGGGCGAAGCTCACGAAGAAGCGCGCGTCCTTCTTGGACCGGCCGCTCTCTTCGACGGCGACGGCCGCGAAGCGCGGATTGGCGGACAGGCACCGCGCGAAGGAGGCGGCCCGCTCGCGGGAGAGGAGCTGGGTCCGGCTGGCAAGAATGGTCATCGGTGATCCTTTCGGGGGTCTCGGGAAGGGGAGCGCTTGGTTTTCGAGGCCTTGGGCGCTCCCCTTCTAACTGCTCTTATATTACTCCTATCGAGAATGAATGGCAAGGGATTCGACCACGTTTCTGGACATTTATTTTCAATAGCGGTAATGTGGGAGCATGTCTGAGGACCTGCTCGATACCGCCGAAGCCGCGCGCCGTTTGGGAGTGGACCCCTCGCGCATCCGGCAGCTCTGCCGGGACGGTTCGCTGCCGTGTCGGCGCATTGGGCAGCGCGTCCTAGTGGTCGCCGCGGCGGACCTGGAGGCCTATCGAAAACAGCTCACGCCGGGCGGCCGGGGATGGCCGGCGGGGAAGTCGAGGGGATCTCGCGGCCCCGGTCCCGTACAAGAGGGCGAAGGATGAACTCGTTCCGCCAGGCGCTGGAGACCCTGCGGCAGGTCGCGGTTGCCGTCTCGGTCTCCCGCTGGCCGATTAGCTGACCTTCGGCCGGAGCCGCTGCGTCCCTTTCGGCTGTCCCAGCCACGGCAGCGGCTTCCCGCAGCCCTGGCAGCTCGCGAAAACCTTTCCACGTGGAAAGGTTTTCGTCAGCCGGCCGCTCTTCAGGTGCGGCTGAACTCCATGAACTCCGTTGCCGTCAGGGAGCTCCCGGCGCCGCGGTGCGCGAGTCTGGGTAACTTCGCGGAGTTGTGGTAAAAGCGCCCGGGGCCTGGACGGGTGCGACCCGTGGTGGTCGCGCTTATTCGTGCAGGTGCAGGCGACCGCGAGGATTCGGCAGCCCGCTCGCATCCTGCCGGAGCTTCTCCGCGGCGATCTTACTCTCTTTCATCGGTGCCCTCCGTTTACATCCTGTTGCATCCCTTTTCGGATGTCGGCCTGGTGGTGATAGACTGCTTTCGGTTGACCACCTTCTGATGGAGGGCAATCGGAGGGCAAACTGCTCCCGACCCACCCTTCCACTGACGGCGCCGGCGCGCCGAATTTAGCCACGGAGGGGACAGGATTCGAACCTGCGGCCCGTCGCCGGGTCACCTGTTTTCAAGACAGCCATGCCCCGGTCGACCGCGTGAAACCTTGCTCGATCCTGGTCCGGTTCGTGAGGCCGGAATCCTTGTCCGGGTCGGTTCTGGCCTTTCACGGTCGATCCGAGTCCCGGTAGACGGAGGGCAATCGGAGGGCAATCGGAGGGCGCTGCCCTCCCGAATACAGCCTCCGGGTTTCTGGCGCGCCCTCGCAGAAACAGCCTCCCGGCCCGCGGATGGAACGTGGGATGCCCTCGGGAAAACAGCCTCCGTCACGCTCCCGGCGGCAGGGCTCCCGGCCGGTGCAGGTCGCGGTCGCGGAGCAGCTCCCGCTCGATCAACGCGGCGGCTTCATCCTGGCCATCGCTCAGCAGGTGCCCGTACAGGTCCATCGTGACGGAGGAGCTCGAGTGCCCGACCCGTTCGGAGATGATCTTGGTGTGGATCTTCTTCGCGATGAGCAGGGTGACGTTGGTATGGCGCAGATCGTGGAACGTCACGTCCGGGATGCCGAGCTTGCCGACCAGGCGACCGAAGTCGCGGCTGAAGATGTTCGGAGTGGCGGGGCGGCCATCTTCCCGGGGACACACCAGCCCTTCGTGATGGTACTCCGGCCCGAGATCCAGGCGCCGCTGGGCCTGCTGTCCGCGATGCCGCCTGAGCTCCATGATCAGTAGCGGCCCCAGGGTCACCAGGCGCTTCTTGCTCGTTTTGGGGCCCTGGACGAACACCAGATCACCCTCCGGGCGGGTCCGCGCGGAGACTTGCCCCAGGGAGTGCGCCACCTGCAAGCGGCCGGCCTCAAGATCGACATCCTCCCAATGCAGTCCCAGAATCTCGCCGCGGCGCATACCGGTCAAAACGGCGAGCAGGATCGGCACGTAGAAGGGACCGCCTTCTACGCCCTGAAGTAGCACGTCCGCATGGGCCTCCGACAACACGGGGCGCTCGGCCGTCTCCACCCGCGGCGGGTCCACCGCGGCCACCGGATTTGTGGCGACCAGACGCCAGCGGACGGCGCGCTCCAGGGCGGCATGCAGCAGCGCATACAGATGTTTGACCGTTCGGGGTGACAGCCCGCCTTCCCGCCCATCGCGGCGGCCACCCTCCAGCGCGCTCGCCAGGAACCGCTCGACGTGCAGCGGCGACAGCTTTGCGAGCCGCACGAGGCCCAGCGCGGGCTTCAGGTGCACCCGCACGAACATCTCGTAGGTGTCCCAGGTCTTGGGCCGGACGCGGGACTTCGCGTGGTCCTCCAGCCAGCGCTGGAGGTAGTCCCCGACCGTGAGTGCTGACGGCTCGATCCAGGACCCGCTGTTCATCTCGGCCAGGATGCGGATCTTCTCTTCTTCAGCCGCCCTCTTCGTCCGGAATCCCGGGATGTACTTCTGGGGGCGCTTGCCCGTTGTCCCGCCGGGTGAATCCGTTCCCAGTTCGATGACGATCGTATAGCTCTTCCCGCGCTTTCGGACGTGACCGGTCATCGTCCGGCGCTCCGCAGACCAGCCGGGCGAACTCGGCCGCGTCCGCGCTTGAGGCTGCGACCCCCGCAAGGCACAGATAGACCCCGCAGGCGAAGAGCATCGCCGGAGCATCCGGCCGAAGGACGATGGCCAGCTCGGGAGTCCATGCTACGTATCCCGACCGGGGTAGGCGGGCCTCCCGCAGCACGGTAATGCCGTAACGCAGACAGATCGCTTCCAACTCGCCGGATGCGGCCGGCGCCGAGAGCATGGATAAGGCGCGTAAATACGCGTGTAGAGCCTCGCCCGGGGACATCGCGGCACCAGTGAAACGACGGGGCGGAGAGTTCCCAATATCGCACATTTCCGAGTGGGGGACTATCGTCCATCAGTGCGAGATCCGTCGCGTTCGCTTCCGCCTTCCGGCCAAGAACCCCTCGGCGGCGGCGCCGGCGGCCGCGCGGCCCGCGTCGCGGGCCGCATCTGCGAGGATGCCCCGCAGGAGCTCGCGCTCCTCCCGGGTTAGCTCCTCGTCGCCTTCCAAAGCCCGAGCGTTCAGTTCCTCTTCAGCGGCCAACTCCTGCCACGGGGGGGATGTGTAGGGCGCCGCCGCCCCTTCGCGGACGCGAGTGTCGGCACTCGCGTCCGCGTCCGGCGGCTCAGGATCGACGTATCCGGCCGCCTTCCAGACGCGTGCGCGCAACTCACCCTTCAGCATCAAGCGCCTCACCGCTTCCATCAGAGTGCGCTTCGCCGGAACCGTCCCGTCGCGCGCCAGCCACGAATTGAAGTAGGTGTGGCTGACGCCTACCAGCCGCGCGACGTCACGCTGGGTCCGATCCCCCACAATCTCCCGCCAGACGTCCGCGAACGTCTCCTTGTCTGCCGCCATCCTCCAAAACCCCGGTATCACGATACCTGACAACGGGGAAGGAAAGAAAAAGTTTCCGAACGCGCTGGAATAGTTTGGAAGAGGTTGACAAACATGGTATCATGCCGTCAAGTAGTTTCCGAAAGGGAGAGCCCAATTGGCCGCAAACCAGCCAACCGTCAGGATGCGGAGCAAGAAGATGCGAGCGCTGCAGGAGGCGCTCGGCATCGATCTGCAGCAGATCGCGGAGCGTTACGGCCCGAGCCAGAAGACGTACCGCGAGATCGCGGACGAATGGCAGGGGGAGGTCCTCAAGAAGTTTCCGGACTTCAAGCTGACCTTCGGAGCGCCGGACGTGTACCGCGTGTTCGAGCGGCACGGAGTCCGTACGGAGGCGATCACTTCGGGCGCCGGCAACGCGCCCGGATAACCAAAACGCCTGCCGCCGGTGGGGACCGGGAGACGGCAGGCGCCTGGAGTTCAGCTAGATGGTAGCACGCAAGCACCGTTATTCGCAAAGCCCCCCGGCCTCGCCGCCTGTCGTACCGGCTCGATCCGGCTTCCGCGACGTGGTCGACGGCATCTTCGTCCGGCTCGCTCCTCTCGCGGTCTCGCCCTGGGGAGCCGTCATCTACGCAGCCCTGGTACTCCTCGCCGCGGGGATCGAGCTGCGCTTCACTCGTGGTGGGAGGCTCTGACCATGGCCAGAGCCGCCGCGCCACAGCGCATCGAAGACCTGCCCGACGTGCTAACGCCCCGGGAATTCATGGCCTTTACGCGCACCTGCCGGGATGTCGTGTACGCCGCGCTGCGGCGCGGGGACATCCCGGCGGTTCGGATCGGACGGCAGTGGCGCATCCCCAAGACGGGGCTGCTCCGCTGGCTCGGGGGCGCGAACGGAAGCGCCCAGACGTAGAAAGAGCCCCCGAACCTCGCTCCTAACGAGGCCGGGGGCGCAAAAGCCCCGTGAAAGGCGGGGCTTAAAAACACATCGGAATGAGAGTACCACACACCAACGGCAACGGCAAGCAAGGCATACGCCCTGTAGAGGCGGCCAACGGCCAACGGACACAATCCGCAATCCGCAATCCGCAATCGCGGGATCTCCTCGACCTCACCCGCGCCTCCGTCCTCCGCGACCTCCAGCAGGAGCGGGAGCGGAGCAACCCCCACCGCCCGGCGCGGGTCCGCCTCGCCGCGGCCGCGGTGCCCTTCGTCCACGAAACCTCGCTCGTCGAGGGGAGCGCCCGCATCCGGCCGAGCGGCTGGGCGGACGTGTTCACTGCGACCTGGGCGGAGGCGCTGCAGCGCCGGCTCGACACCGCGGCGCGCGAGATCGCCGCGCTGCCTTCGGATTCCGAAGAAGCGCGGGAGCTCCGCTACCGGCGGGACCGGCTGCAGGAGCAACTCGACCGCGAGTCGCAGACGCTCCATCGCTCCTTCCCGCCGCACCTGGTCGTGGGGATCGAGTGGCTGATCGAAGACCCGTTCACCGCGGATGACGGCGGCGGCGAGGGCGAGGACGAGCAGCCCGACGGCCGCCCGTACGGGGCGGCGTTCGCACTGGAGGCGGCCCCATGCGGCGGCGCCGGCGTCGAAGGCGGATACGCGGCGCTGCGAGGTGGGCCATGAGACGCAGCTCTCGCGCCTACCTGCCGTGGCTCGTCGAGACCGGCGACCCGGCGCCGGATTCCCGCCAGTGGTTCGAGACGGAAGCCGAGGCCCGCGAGTACTACGCGGGCCGCGCCGCCGCCCTGGAGCCGGGCGGCGTGTGTCGCCTATTCCGCCTGCTCAAGCAGGACTCGGCAGCGATTCAGGGGGGGGTGTCTCGTGGCGACGGCCCCGCGGCGCCGCCCGCGGTCGCGGAACGGGCCGGCCCCTACGTCGACCCGCAGCTTCCGCTGCATCTCGTGAACGGCCTCAACGGTAAATGGGTGCCGCGCTTCTTGGTGCCGGTGGCTGAAGACGGCAACTTCGGGCATTACTTGAAGGTCGACCTCCCGTCGAACGCGGATTCGATGGTCCTCGCTGTCGAGCGGGTAGGAACGGGGAGCGTGCAGCTCGTCCACATTCTGCTGCCTCACCAGCTTTACACCCGGAGGGTCGAGGAGCTGTTCGCGGCGGACCCGGACGCGCGGTCGCTCTGGATTCTTCCGGTCGGGAATGCCCGCTGGCGACAGGTGGCCGACCTCCAGTTCCAGCAGGAGCAACCGGACCCGGCCACCAGCGCGCCGCTGCCCGCGCCGCCTCCGAACCCGGTCTCCGTCACGCTGGACCGGGAGGCGGCGCTCAGCATCTACGGGCTCGTCGTTTCCGCGCTCCGCTCCGCCCCCACTCTGCCGACGGAGCGCGCCGTAGCGGCGATGGAAACGGCGCTCGCTTGCCGGCCGGCCGCGCCCGAAGGAGGTCTCGCGTGAGCGACTTCACTCGCGAGATCGTCACAGCCCTCTCCGCCCCCTTCGGGGCAGAGGAGCTGGAATTCCGGGCCGGCGCCGTCTCCGGCACCCGCGCCCTGGCGCTGCCGTACATCCAGGCACGCGACGTAATGAACCGGCTGGACACCGTGGTTGGCGCGGCAGGCTGGAGCTACGACTTCGACCTCCTCTCCGGCGACGGCCGCATGGTGCGCGGGCGGCTCACCGTCCTCGGCGTCACCAAGTGCGACGCGGGCGAGTCGGGCGGCGAGGACGAGCCGCTCAAATCGGCCGTCAGCGACGCGCTCAAACGGGCGGCGGTGCATTTCGGAATCGGCCGCTACCTCTACAGCCTGCCCAAGGTTTGGGGGGAATACGACGCGCAGAAGAAGCGGTTCGTGAACCCGCAGGCCGTGGCGGCGGAGTTGGGGGCGGCGGTCCGCAATCCGTCCCCACAGACGCCCCCGTACGGGCAAGCTGCAGGGGCGCAATCGGTAGCGGTGATCTCCCGGCCGCTGCCGGCCCGGGCTCCCGCCGTTGGCGGCGGGACGACGGCCGCGGCCCGGGTGTGCACCGGCTGCCGCAGCGGCATCACGGAGAAGCAGTCGGAGGCCACCGTCGCCCGTTTCGGCGGGGCGCTCTGCACCGCTTGCGCTCGCGGCACCACGCCGAAAGGCAGGGCGGCATGAGAACGACCATTTATCACGATCCGGTCACCCGTCAGCTCCCCGAAGGAGACGCGGAAGTCGTCCAGGCCATCCGGACGCTGCCGGGCGATTACGACGGCGGCCGGCTCCGGCTTTTCAAGGTGCGGTTCGCCGGTACCGATCGCATCCGGCAGCGCGTTATCTGGCAGCGGCACGAGACGGCGCCTACCTCCTTCACCCTGATGGACAGCGACGCTCTGCTCCGGGCGCACGTGCGGCAGCTCCGGGGCGCGGTGGTGGAGATCGAGCGGCTCGATCCCGCTCGCGGCGGGCCGACGGCGTTTCAGCACGAGCGAACGCTCCTCTCGCGGCGGCTCGCGGCGCTGGAGGCAGTGCTGGAGGAGGGGGCGCAGGCGCCAGGCCTGGCCTTGCCGGGGCTCGACGAGCCCGTGGAGGAGGCGAGTCGTGGCTGAGCTCCTCCTCGTCCGCTTCAACCTCGCCGACGAGTTCTGCGCCGAGTTGCTGCAGCGCGGGCCGGACGTTGAACCGCTGGTCCGGCTCACGCGGCGGACCACGCGCACGGACCAGCTTCCCGTAACGCACCTGACCGTCGTCGCCGGGTACGTCCGGCACGTGGCGAACGCGCTCTGCGGGGAGGGCCATCTGGAGATCGTGCGCTTGGAGACGTACTGTGGACAGGTCTGGCCCGGCCGCGGCGACGAGACCGGCGCGACAGCCCACGCCGAGCGGGTCATCGACCAGGTGACGGCCTTGGCCCGGAAGCTGGACCTGACGATTGCGGCCGGGGTCTACGAAGCGCCGGGGGAGGAGGTCCGCCGTGGCTGAGAACCTGGTCGCCGAGATCCCCGAAGTTCTCGAAGTGCTGGAAGTGCTGGAAGTGCTGGAAGCGGTCGAAGGCGCCCGGGCGGCGCTGAGCGCTTTCTCGCACACCATCGCCGAGAAGGCGCTGGACTGTCCCGACCCATACGGGGTGCGACCCGCGCTCAGTGCCGCCGGGCGAGCCGAGGAGCTCCTCCGGGGGCTCCTCGGCTCGTCAACCCGGCTGGGGGTCAGCGCGCTCCTCGACTCGGTAACCGCTAGCCGCCAGCTCGCCGAAGCGCTGGCGAGCTGGCTGGAAGCCGACGCCGCGCTCCCGCTCGCTCCCAAGGCGAGATGGATCCTCCTGGGCGACCTGGAGTTCAGCCTGGAGACGCTGGGGCGCCGGCGCGCGGCGTTCATCGCACAAAAGGAGTCCTGCGTTGGCTAGGCCTCTCCCTTCGCCCAACTCCGGGCCGTCCGGTGGGCAGACCTTCGGCCCCCGGCCCGGGCATTCCTTGCTCGTCGTCCCACCGCAGATGTGGGCGCGGGCCTCCGCCACGACACGCCAGGCGCTCCGCGAGGCGGCGGTCCGCGTGGTCCAGGGCGAGTACTCCGCCTTCTACGAGGTGCCGGCGGACCTGGTGCGCGCACTCTGCGCGCTGCTCGCGGACGAGCGCGAAGCGGTGGAGATCGATCTCGACGGGGAGGCGTCCTAACATGCCGGCTGATCCCACCCCCGGACCGTGGCGCTATGACGGCGTCACCCACGTCATCGGCGACGACCGCGGCGACCGCCGGGTCGTGGCCACGCTCAACGGACCGCACGCCTGCCGGGACTCGGAATGCGAGCGATGCGCGAACGGGCGGCTGCTGGCGGCGGCGCCGGAGCTGCTGGAGGTCGCCGGAGCGCTCTATGACCGGCTGAACGAAAAGGTGGTCGGTAAGGCGCTCTACACGCGGCTTCAGGAGGTGCTGGGGAAGGCATTCGGCACCACGATCCAAACCTTGCCCGGCGGGGGCGGCGGGGGCGGCGGGGAGCACGGCGATGCCTGACCCCTGCCGCTACCAGGTGACTGATACCTCGCACGGCGGCGGCGTGCCGCTGATCGACGCGCTGGCCGACATCCTGGCGGCCACGGACAACCTAACGGCGCGGCACCTGGCGGGCGAGCTACGGAGCTTCCGGGAGCGGGACGCCCGCCACTACGCCGAAAACCCGCCCGGCGCCGCGCCGCCGCGGCAGCGCGAGCTGGCGGCGGCCGCGGCGGCGCGCGCGCAGGCGGCCGTCCTCGTGGTGGTCGAGCGGGAGTGGGACGAGCTGGCGTGGGCGCCCGTCCAGGAGCTGGCCCTCAACTGCGCCAACCTCCGCCACTTGCTCCGCACGCTGGACGTGGGGCCGGGGGCGGCGGCCGCGGCGAAGGCGCGCATGATCACGCTCGCCGACGTGGTGGAGCTGCTGGCCGGTGCGCTGGCGCTGCGTGACAGGGCGGAGGCGGCCGGGCCGGAGGCCCTGCGGAACGAGCTGCAGCGCGCGCTGGAGCCGCTGCGCTCGGCGGTCGCCTACGCGGCCGGCGACGTCGCCGCCAGCGCGCGGGAGTGGTCGCGGCACCTGGGGACGCCGCCGCGGCGGGTGGCCGGGGAAGAGTGGCCGGGAGGTCCGTCATGAGCTTCATTGTCTGGGAACCGGCCGGCCGGGACGACGAGCCGCCGGCGGAGTGCATCCGACGCGCGTACCCGGGCTCCGGAAGGGGAGAGGGGAGAGGGGAGAGGGGAGAGACCGACGCCTCTCGCCTCTCTACTCTCGCCTCTCGCCTCTCCGAGTGGGAGGCGCGGCTGCGCTGGTGGACGCAGGCGCTCCTGATATTCGGGGCGGCGCTCTGTTATGCGGTGTGGCAGCTCGGAGCGCTGGTGGCGGAGCTGCGGGCGAGGACGGGCCAATGAAGCGCCTCGACGTGCAGGAGTATCCCGAGCTCTGGCGCCGGTTCCACGGCCGCGGCGATCTCGCCGCCCGCCGGGAGCTGATCGAGCTGCATCTCTCTCTCCCCGCGCTGGTGGCGGCGCGCTGCGCGTTTCCGCGGAAGCTCGACGTCGATGACGCGCTCGGTGAAGGGCGGCTGGCGCTCGTCGCGGCGGTAGACAGCTACGATCCCCGCCGCGGTCTCCGGTTTCTCAATTGGGCCCACCGGAAGATCCGCTGGCGGTACCGGGAGTGGCTGCGCCAGGAGGATCTCCTGACCCGCGGCGAGCGGCGCCGGGCGCGGCAAGAGGGCCGGGAGGCGGACGAGCCGATCCTCCTTTCGCTGCAGCAGGTGCTCGCGGACCTGGAGCTCGACTCCGGCTTCAACGAGCGCGTGCCGGCGCTGGGCGACGTGTTCGGATACTCCCCCGACCTCGACGCGACGGCGGAAGCGGCGCTGCAGGCGGAGCGCCTCTGGAGCGCGGTCCGGCACCTCGGCGGCAAACGGTCCCAGGTACTCGCGCTGGTCTACGGCGAGGACCTGGGGCAGAGAGAGACGGCGCGACGGCTGGGGTGCTGCGCGACCAACGTGTCGCTGCATCGCCGGAAGTCGATCGAGGAGCTGAAGTCGCGCCTCGCCGGGCAGGCGGAGTTTTTCGGCGGCGGATAGGTGACGGAGACGCGGCCGGCGGAGACTGCCATCTTCGCCGGCCGCTTGGGGTTGGGTTTCGTGCTGGGGAGCGACGAGCCCGGGCGGGCGCCCGTTTCGCATGTGCGCGGGGCACCCGATTCCAGTGTAGCAGGTGCGGTCACGCCTGCGGGAAGGGGGGGGGGTGGCGAGAGCAGAGCGGGAACCGGCGGACGGGGCCGTCGCGTTCGCGGAGGCGCTCCGGCTGGTGAAGTTGCCGCCGGGGTTAGAATTCGCCGCTGCCGGCACCTGCCGGCAGATCGTGCCGACGGACCCGGCGAGCACGAAGGCCTACAGCCAGGCGGTACGCGGCGCCGGGTTCGTCCAGGTCTATCCCTATTTCTACGAGTGGTGGTGGGGGACTTTCGGCGGGACGCTCGCCTCGTACATCGTCCACGTCCGCAACTTCGCGCAATCCGACGGGCGAGTGATTCTCAGCGGCGCCGATCTCACCGGGCGCACCGCGCTGAGCTCGCGGACGCTGGAGCGGATCCGGGAATTCATGTGCCGGCCGACCGTCGAGCTCGCCCGGCAGCTCGACGTGCCGCTCGGGGAGGACCGTCTCTCGCTCCCCGAGATCCACGCGTACCTGCTGGCGTACGTCGGCGAGTTGGTCACCATCAAGCGCCAGGGCGACGGCCGCTACCGGCAGTACCGGCACGCGCCGCTCATCAACGAGATGATCCACCCGCACGATCCGCGATTCGACGGGTGGCGCCGGGAGTGGCAGGAGCGAGAGGCGGCGCTCGGGCTCTCCAGCGAGCGGGGTCAGGCGCCCCTGGACCTGGAATCTGCACCACCTTCGCGTGAATCGAGCCCGGCGCCGCGGAGATACCCGACGAAAACGAGCGCTGAACCGGCCCAACCGGACACAGAAAACGGCCAGATACGCGCCACTATGGCGGACGTTTCACCGGCTCCTGATTCTGACGGTGCCGGCGACGACGGAATCACCGAGGAAGAGCGGATGGCCGCCGAAATGGATGCAGAAAACCGGGCTTTCGCGGTCCGAAAACGGGCAACTACGCGCCACTATGGCGCGCATCTTCCGCCGGTAGATTCTCGCGCCGATACTAACGGCGCGACGGAATCAACGGATCCCACTTCTGCGCGCATTTCGGCCGAAAACGGTGCAGAAAAGGGCGAAATGCGCGCCATAGTGGCGCGCATTTCGGGTGCCTCGCGCGCATGCGAGTCCTCTAGAGGAGGATTGGAGGAAGAGAGAGAGAGTCCTCCTCCTCCCTACCCTCCCCCTCAAACGGAACCGGGCGCCGACGCGAAAGCGGGCGAGGACGAGGAGGATTTCTTCGCTACGCTCCTGGCTCTCGGAGCACCTGAACACCGCGTCTGCGAGTGGCGCGACTCGCCGAACAAACGCGCTCTCTACCTCGCGGTGCTCTGGTGGCGGGACTATTGGCCCATCTACCTGCCCTGGAGTGAGGCGGATGGGCACGACATCGGAACACCGCGGGAGTACCTCTACACCTGCATCGGCAAGGCGATCCGCGAGAACGACGACAGCGCCCCGGGCTGCGTGCGGAAGGAGTTGCGCCGGCGGCGGCACGCGGCGCAGCAAGAAATCCGCGCGGTCCAGAAGCAGCAGCGAAGCTCCAGCGCGCCTCCGGAACATCACCCTGATTCGGCGGACCTCTGGCGCCGCGCGTTGGACGAAGCGGAGCGGCGCCTGGGCAACGAGGCGGTCGAAGGGTGGCTCAAAGACTGCGCGGCCGGCGTCCTGGCAGACGACACCCTCTCGCTCGGCACGCGCAACAGAACCGCCCGGGAGTGGATCGCCAAGAAGCTGGCGCCGGCGCTGGAAGCGATCCTTACCGACCTTCGCGGCGGCCGTCCCACCCGGGTCCGCGTCACCCTGTCCTCGCCGGAGACCTCGCCATGACTCGCACTGCACCCCAAAACCTTTCCACAGCCAGCCCGCACGGGTCGAAAGCCCCGGAAACCGAAGACGGCGCCGAAAACGGCCACGGCCACTACTTTCCCGCCCTGCCCCTGGCGCTCTGCGACGAATCCGACCTCAACCCGCGCCGGCAATTCGCGGAGGAGCCGCTCCAGGAGCTGGCGGCGTCGATCGCGCAGTACGGCGTCCTGCAGCCGCTCCTGGTCCGGACCACGACGCGCGGACGGTATGAGATCGTGGCCGGCTCGCGGCGCTCGCGGGCGGCCCGGCTCGCGGGGCAGACCGCAGTGCCGGCCGTGCTGCGGGACGAGCTCTCCGACGTGGAAGTCCTGGCGATGATGTTCCACGAGAACTACGCCCGGGAAGACCTGAATGCCATCGAGATCGCGGAGGCGTGCCAGCGCGCGGTGGCGCTCGGTCTCAAGGGCGTGGAGATCGCCCGGAAGTTCGGGATCTCCGCGCCCACCGTCTCCAACCACCTGCGGCTGCTGCGGCTGCCGGAGAGCGTGCAGGAGCTGGTGCGCCAGGGCCGGCTCCGGCACTCCGCGGCGGAGGAGCTGGCGAAGTACGCCGAGCTGTACGAAGGCGCCGACCTCCTGGTGGCGGCCGCGGAGTTGACGGTCGAGCGGGCACTGACGGTGGAGCAGCTCCGGCGCGGGCTGCCGGTCCTCCAGCAGAGCCTCGACGGCGGCCGGACGGCGCGATTCACCGGCCCGGTCAGCCAGGACGCCGCGCCGTGTGCGGAATGCCCGTTCCACGCGCGGCTGACGCTGCTCGTGCTCTCGCAATGGAACACGGGGCACACCTGGACGGAGGCGCGCTGCGCGAACCCCGCACACCTGGCCGAGCTGACGGCGGAGCGGAAAGCGATCGAGGAGGAGCGGCGTCGCGAGGCGGAAGCCGCGTTCGAAGCGCAGCGCCGGCAGCGGGAAGCGGTGGAGATTTGCACCCGGCCCCAGCGTCACGAGGAGCTGAAGGCGCAGGAGCTGCGCGCCGAGAGCCGGGCGCGCGGCCAGCGAGTCCGGATGAAGCGGGAGCAGGCTGAGGCGCTGCTCGCCCGGAAAGGCGACGTGTGCGGCAGCCGGGAATGGGCGGACGTCGTCGCGCAGGCGGCGGAGAGCGCGGGCCAGGCGCACCGGAAGGCGGTGTTCAAGGAGCTGGGCCTCGCGAGTCTGCTCCCGCTCTGGGATGGGTGGCAGTCGACCGGCCGGAAGCGCCTGGACGCGCTGGCGGCGCTGCCTACCGCGCTCCTGGTGCAGGCCTACCACGGCATGCGGTGGCGCAAAGAGGCGGCCACCGCGGGCGGCAGTTACGGCGCCGGCAAAACCCCGCTCATCGACTGGTATCTCGGGCTGCTGGAGCCGGAGAAGGCGCAGCCGATCGAGCCTACCCACTGCGGAGTCTGCGGCAAGGAGATCCCGCAAGGTGTCGTCTGCAAGGTGATCGCCGGCCTCGCCTGTGATCCGGAGTGCGAGGAGACCGCCCGCGGGCTGCCGGGCGGGGAGCACGAGGCGGACCTGGTGTTCGTGCGGGCTCCGCAGCGCGGGTTTATCCTGCCGGCGGAACCTGAGCAGGCAGGGGAGTCCGAGCAGCGGCCGCCCACGTACGCCGAGTCGGCGGCCAATCTCGAAGCCCGGATCGCCACGCTGCAGGCGCGCGAGACGGCGCCGGCGGGGCAGATCGCCTGGTTCGAGCGGAAGCTGGAGCGCGTGCGCCGGCGCCTGGCATCTTCCGGCGTCGGGGGAGGGTGCAGAGCAGAGAGGGGAGAGCCGCCCGAATCGAGTCCGGCCTCGCCTCTCGCCGCTCCACTCGTGGAGCGCGAAGAGTACGACGAAGCAGAGGACGACGGGCTCTACTGCTCCGCGGGCTGCATGGAAGAGCTGCCGGAGGCGGTGGCGCTCACCGATTCGCCGCCGGACGGCACCGTGGTGATCGCCGCCCCGGACGGCGACGTCCTCTGGACCGGCACGCCGGCGGAGTTCCTGGCCGTCGACAGCTTGCCCGTACGGGTCGCCATTGGCTGGCTCCTCACCCCACAGGGCGGCGTTTACTGCCCGGGCTGCGTCTCAGACGTGCGGATGTGCCGGGCCTGCGGCTGCACGTCGGAGCATGCTTGCGAAGAGGGCTGCTATTGGATCGAGCCGGACCTTTGTTCGAATTGCCGGCCGGGGCAATCGGAGGCAGCCACGCCCGCGGTTCCGCTGGCGCCGCGCTCCTTGACCGAAACGGAAACCGCCGACGCGGAGCCGGATGACGCCGACGCGGCCGCGCGGCTGGCCAGGATCTCCACCTTCGCCGAGGACGCGGACGAGCTGAACCGGCTCTCGGCGCCGGCGCCGAAAGCCGGTTCAGCTCCCGCCAATGAGCCGGAGACGCCGGGCCGCATTCCGAGCGACTTCGTAGACGCCGGCTCGGAGAAACCGGCTGAGCGCTTCTTCTACCGGGATCCGGATGGGCTCGGCATGTCGGGGCAAATCTGGGTGCAGGAGCTGTCGCCGGGCTGGGAATGTTCGGTCTACTGGACGATCGGCGAGAGCAGCTCTCAGGGCCAGAAGACGGAGCTCGCTGAATCCCGCCGGAAGGCCGTCCAGGCAGCGGTTTCGCTATTGACGGAGCCGCTCGAGCGGCTGTTCCTCCGCGAGCTGCCCGCGGGCTCGATCACCGTCCGCGAGGCTTCGCGGTTGATCCGGTGGGGGAACGAGATCCTCACGCAGGTGATCGAGGACGAGCGGGCGACGCCGGTCGGACAGGCCGAAGCCGCGCCGGCGGCCCCCGTCCCGAACGAGCAGGGAATCTACCCGGAGGAGCTCGCGGAGCGGCTGGAGTGGCCGAACGCCCCGAAGGCCCGTCACGCGCGCATTCTGCTCCTGGAGCTGCCGGGCCGGGGTTGGATCGAGGCGACCTGCTACCAGACCAGCGGCGCTGGCTCGTCCCACGGCCTGTCCGAACGCTTCTCGAAGCTCTACCAATCGCGCCTCGCCGCGCTGCGCGCGGCCGTCTCCAGCCTCTGCGACCAGATGTGGCACTTGAAGCAGGGCGGCGGTTCGCAGACGCAGCGCCGGGAGGCGGAGAAGATCCGGCAGTGGGCCTGGGACGTGCTGGGCGCCGCTGAATCGACGCCGGAACCGGAACCGCGCATGCCGGCGGCGCCGGCGGCTGACGACGACGGCTTGGCGGCAGGAACCCTGGAGGCCGTCCAGGAGCGACTCGACCTCGAAATCCACGAGATCCTGCGCGATCTCCGGGCGTTGGAGGACGAGATGCTCCGGGGGCTGTTCGGGGAGAAGCCGCCCTGCGGAGGAGACGGCCATGCCGAATGAAGGCCTGCAGGAATCGACGACGGCGACGGCGACGCTCGATACGCTCCGCTTCCGGGACGACCAGGACGAAGGGGACGGCCTGCGAATGGACCTCAGCCGCCTGGTGGAGAGCCGGCTCCTCGTTCAGGCGAACAGCGGTGCGGGCAAGTCCCGCGCGCTCCGCTCCCTGCTGGAAGAGACGCACGGGCGCGTGCAACAGCTCGTCCTCGATCCGGAGGGGGAGTTCGCCAGCCTACGCGAGCAGTTCGACTACGTCCTCGCCGGCCGGGAGCGAGACGTGCCGGCCGAGCCGCGGTCCGCCGGTCTCCTCTGCCGCCGCTTGCTGGAGCTGGGCGCCAGCGCCGTCATCGACCTGTACGACCTGCGGCTGCCGGACCGCCGCCGCTTCGTCCGGCTCTTCCTGGAAGAGTTGATGGCGCTGCCGCGCGACCTCTGGCGCCCGCTGTTGGTGGTGATCGACGAGGCGCACGTCTTCGTGCCGGAGCGCGGCGAGGCGGAGTCGACGGAGGCGGTCATCACGCTCTGCACGCAGGGGAGGAAACGCGGCTACGCCGCAGTGCTGGCCACGCAGCGGCTGAGCAAGCTGCACAAAGACGCCGCGGCGGAGCTCCTGAACAAGCTGATCGGCCGGACTTCCCTGGATGTGGACGTGCGGCGCGCCGGCGACGAGCTGGGACTGCCGCGCGAGGAGCGCCAGTGGCTCAAGAGCTTGCGGCCAGGCGAGTTCTACTGCTACGGCCCGGCCCTGGCCGTGCAGACCGGTATCGTCAAGATCCGGACCGGCGAGGTTCTAACCAGCCACCCGGAAGCCGGGCGGGTGGGCGGTTACGCCGCCCCGCCGGCTCCGGCGGCCGTGCAGGCGCTGCTGGCGCAGCTCGCGGATCTCCCGCGGGAGGCCGAGGAGGAGGCGCGCACCGTCGACGAGCTGCAGCGGCAGCTCCGGGAGGCGCGCCGCCAGATGCAGGAGCGGCAGCCGGCGCCGAAGACCGTCATTCAGCGCGTGGAGGTGCCGGTCCTCGACGACGTGCACGTAGGGCGGCTGAGTGCCGCGGTGGACACCCTCGGCGTGATCGCGGCGCAGATCACCGCCGGCCTGGCGCGTCTGGGCCCCGGATCCACGGAAGCGAAAGCCGTCGAATTGGGCGAACCGGGCAAGCCCGATTGCGCAGACGCCTCGCCCGAAACCGAGCCGCCCGCGGCCCCAAAACCTTTCGACCCGTACGGGCAAGCTGTGGAAAGGTCTGAGCCCGCTGTCGCCCCGGAGAACGGCGCGCGGCTCCCGCTGGACACGGCCGCGGCGGGGCTGCTCGCCGTCCTCACGCGCCAGTACCCCGCGCGCTTCAGCCGGGCGCAGCTCCGGCCGCTGTTGGGTCCCGCGGCGAACGAGATCGCGCTGCGCGTGGCGCTCCGGGTCCTCGCCGCCCGGGGCCTGGTCGACTCCGCCGACACGCCAAAGCTGACCGAGCTGGGCCGGGTCGCAGTGGAGTCCGCGCCGAAAGGCCGTGGTGCCGAGCGCCGGTTCGTGGAGTGGCAGCGGGCGCTGCCGAAGGCGGCCTGGAAGCTTTTCTGGGCGTCCGTGTGCAGCTACCCGCTGTGGCTGGCGCGCGACGAGCTGGCAACGCTCGCCGGTTACCAGCCCGGTACCGGAACGATGGACCAATCGTTTGCGGCACTGATCCGCAACGAGCTGGTGGACGTGCGCCGCGGCGACGGCCGCAATCGCGAGGTGCGGGCCGCGGCGTCGCTCATCGAGGAGAGAGAGGAAGGGGAGAACCCATGAAGACCACAATCCGGCAGTCCGAGCGCCTGCAGCTCATCGGGCTGCTGACGCTCTCGAAGTACCACAACGAGCAGATCCGGGACCTCGGCCGTGCCGCTCGGAGGCTGCTGGAGCTGCCGGAGGACAGCACGCACTCGGACCACGTGGAAGACGCCGTCTGGAACGACTATGACGCGGACGAGCTGCTCTCCAAGCTGGAGATCCCGGTAACGGAGCCGACGGAGCCAGTGAGGGAGGAAGGGCAGAGCCATGAGTGAGCCAGAGGCTCAAGGCCCGCAAACGCCCGAGGAGTGGCAGGAAGCGGCGGACCTGGCCACCTTCTGGCTGCACGTGGACGCGGCCCGGGCCTACGGCCTGGTGAAGGGCGGACCACCGGTAGACGCGGACCGCTGCGAGGCGCTGCTGGCCGCCGCCCGCGGCCGCGGCGTCCGGCCGGCTCCCGATGCTGTCGAACGTTACACGGCGCGGATGCTGGCCGGAGAGGCCCTATGACCGTAAACGCTGACCCGATGCCGGAAGAAGTGGAGTTCGCGGCAACGCCGCTGTTCGGCATGAAGTCCCGCCTGCCGCTGGTGGACGTGCGTCTCGGGCGCGAGCGAGTGCAGATGACCTCGACCAAGGCCGCCCTGATCGGCTCCTGGCTCCTGGAGGGTGCCGAAGCGGCGCTGACCGACGCCTTCCTTGCCACGCTCGACGGCGGCGAGGCCGCGCGGCTGCTGACTGCCCTCCGGGAGCTGCGCGGGCTCAGCACCGAGGAGCGCCTGCAGGAGTTGGGTGAGGAGGAGACGCCAGCGCACGTCCAGTCGCTCGCCGGGACGGTGCCGCTGGTGGAGTTCCGTCTCGGGGTCGAGACGGTCCCGTTGGAAGCGCCGCGCGCCGTGCGGATCGGCCTGGCGCTCCTCCGAGCGGCGACGGAGGCGGAAACGGATGGTGCGGTCTACCTCGCCTGCGAGCGGCGGAGGATGGGGAAACACCTGACCGCGGCCCTCGTCGGCGACGCGCGCATCCTCCGCCAGGAGCTGCGCGCGAAGGCGGAGCGGGCCGACGAGGAAACGTCATGATCAAGTTTCGGGCGACCAAAGACGGTCCGAAGGGGCTTCGGGACCTGGGAGGAACGAGCGCGTAGCCGCACTCCTGGGTTCCCTTCCGCGCGCCCCAGGTCCCCGTCGGACCCGGGGCGTCACTGCTCAGGGGAGCGCCAGCCAACCGCCGACCGGAAAATCGTGCGCGAAGTACGGTTCTCCCGGCGGCTAGTAAGTGAGAGGCTGGCTTGACACCGGTCAATCCGTAATAATGCAAGCAATCAACAGAAAGCGGTAATCAGTGGATCACCCCTGTGTTTCCACGCCGTCCCACGGGGCGTCCCACGAGTCCCATGAGAAGGCCGTGCGTCGCTTGTTGAGTGGAGTCGCCATGAATCACGAGTACCCGTTCCATCCGGAAGACAGCGCCCGGATGACGGGTCGCCGCGGCCGCCACGGCGGCAAACCCGAGGCGCCGCTGATCCCGGACGTGATCGCGAGCGAGCAGGGCGCCGGGGAGCAGGTGTTCGAGGCCTACGAGTTGTGCAACCAGCAGATGGCGCGCGCGAACTTCACCGAGCGCGAGCGGGTGTGCCACATTGGCAAGCACTGGTGGGACCTCGACGACCGGGACCTCTCCCGCCTGCTGGGCTGCAGCACGGACACCGTCCTGCGCGCCCGCCGGTCCGCCGAAGCGAAGCTCGCGGCGCTGCATTAGATTCACCACGGAGTCACGGAGAGCACGGAGAGCGAACGAGGGGAAACCTGGGTGGCGCGGAGGCCGGCGCTATTCTCTCCGAGCCCATTGAAACGCCATCTTCCCCGCTCTCTTCTGCTGCCTCTCCGTGTTCTCCGTGACTCCGTGGCACAACGCTTGCTTGTCCGGTTTGCTACCGGAAAGGGCCATTATCATTAGCAAGCAAGCTTTGATAATTATCACCGATCCGAAGGGCGAAAGACGAAGCGAGTGAAGGACGAAACGGGTGAGGCGGAGATCGTTCGCCTTTCCCCGGGTTCGACCTTCGACCTTCGGGTCGATCCGGTTAGGCTCCTCCTCGCCGACAAGCGCAGCCCGGCGACGCGCCGAGCGTATGAAGGCGACCTCCGCGCCTTCTTCGGTGGCTCCCCGACTCCCGAGCAGGTTCGCGCGTTCGTGGGGCTGCCTGCACCTCGCGTCGCGCTGCGCCTGGCGGAGTACAAGGCGGAGCTGGTGGGCAGCGGCGCGGCGGAGGCGACGATCAACCGGCGGTTGTCCGCGGTCCGCTCCCTGCTGAAGTTTTGCGCGCGTCTGGGCCTGGCCAGCACCGACGGCCGCGGCCTGGTGGACGGCGAGCGCGCGACCTCCTACCGCGATACGCGCGGGATCGACCTGGCCGCGATGCGGCGGCTGATCAAAGCTCCCGGGACCGATTCGGTCGCAGCCCTGCGGGACACGGCGCTCCTGCGGCTGCTGTGCGAGAACGCCCTCCGCCGCGCGGAGGTCTGCTCCCTCTCCGTTTCCCACTTCGAGCCGGCCGGGCGACGGCTGCTGATCCTCGGCAAGGGCAAGGGGACGCAGCGGGCGCCGGTGACGCTCTCCCCCGCGGCCGTCGCCGCGACCTCCGCCTACCTCGCGGCTGCGGGCCATTCCGGCGGCCCCCTCTTCCGCAACCTGGACCGCCGTCCGGACCACGCCGGCGACGGTCTCACTCCGGACGGCGTGTACCACCTGGTGGGGACCTGGGGCGCCGCGATCGGCGTCCCGAACCTCACGCCCCACAAGCTGCGCCACAGCGCCATCACGGCGGCGTTGGACGCCACGAACGGCGACGTGCGGCGCGTCCAGCGGCTCTCGCGCCATGCCAAGCTGGAGACGCTGCAGCGCTATGACGACAACCGCTCGGACCTGCAGGGCGAAGTGAGCGGGATTCTGTCGGGGCTGCTGGGCTAGCTTCCTTCAGACCCGCTACGGCCGCGGGTAAGAGTTGACAGAAGTTGACAGCCCCTCGCGCGCGCGTGAGACGCGACCGGCCGAAAAGTCGTGCGGCAGCGCGCCGGACGCGGGCGCTTTATAGATGGAATGCCGTTTGAGCCGACCGACCCGAATTACGGCGCCCGATGCACCCGGAGAAAGGGGCGGCTCAAGCAGCCGACCGATTTCGGAGTGCGCGCGCCGCGGCCCTCGGCCGGCGAGCGCCTGGCGGAGGTGTGCGGTGTAGCGGGTCTCACGGAGCGGCAGGCGACGGTGATCCGGCTGGCCTGTTCCGGTCTGCGGAACCTCGACATCGCGGAGGCGCTGGGACTGACGCCAGCGCGGCCGTGGCGGCTCTTCGACGAGGCCACACTGGCCGCGCTGAACAAGGCGGAAACGACGGTCCGCCGGACGTTCGCGGGCGCGGTGCGGAAGGTGCGGGAGGTCTACCCGCAGTACCGCGCGCGGCACCGGTCGGAAGCGGCGGCGGCGGCGATCGCCGTCTGCATCCGCAACCGGAAATCGCGGGAGTGGGACCCGGAGCAATACTGGGAGCCCGCCGTCCCGCTGGACAATGGGTTCGAGCGGCGGGACCTGACCCCCGCGCCCGTCGGCCACGCGGCCGATCTGCTCGAAACGGAGCCGGGATGCCCGAACGAGGCGTTCCTGCTCAACCTCGTGAGCGAGCTCACGGGCGCGGTTGCTCGCATCGCGTAATCCCGGAAGTCCGGGACTTCGGCCCAGCCGGAGAAGAACCCGAGCGCCCTGAGCCTCTCAGGTCCTTTTTGCTCAGCTAAAGCTGCGCCTCCCCTACCCCTCCCGCCGTGCGCGCCGGCGGGAGTTCGCTATTTCTGGAGACTCCGATGGCCCAGGCAATCACCGAGAAGAGCCGGGTCTCCTGGCCATTGGCGCTGATGCTCTCCGCGGCGATCTCCCTGGCCGTCGCCGGCGCGACCGCGACCGCGACCGCCTATTCCTGGCGGGACGGGGTCGTCGCCCAGGTGCGCAGCGAGCGGAAAGAGGACCTCAACCGCTATGTCACCCGCGAGGAGCTGTTGCGCGAGCTGGACTCGCGCTTCGAGCGCCTCTACGAAAAGCTCGAAAGGATGCGCTCGAAATGAAAGTCTTCGGTCAGTTGTTCGAGTCCGCCAAGGCGTCGGTCGTCCACAGCATCTTCGGCATCCTCCAGGCCGAGGTCTCCGGCGCCAAGGGCGACGAGAAGCTGCAGCAGGTCGTGTCGCTGGTGTTGACCGCTATCGACGGCATCGCGCCGGGCTGGGCGGTGCCCTACATCAACCAGGCGCTCCCGCAGCTCATCAACGCCCTGGTGGCCTACCTCAACCAGAGCGGTGTGCTGAAGAACGCCGAGGCGGCGTTGGAAAAACTCGTCGTCTCCGCCGCCTGATGGAGATCGAGCTCCTCTCCGAGTTGCGCGCCCGGCTCCGGCCGGGCGGCTATCTCGACCTCCGCGGCATCACCGGCCTCGCCGAGGACCTGGTTGCCCGGCTCGGAATCGTCGCGCAGCTCTGCCCCGTGCAGCTCCTGCTCGACGGGAGCCAGCCGGATGCGGCGCTGACCACGCGTTACCAGGGCGCCTACCGTCCGGACGACGATCAGTCGGGCCTGCTCCCCCGGGAGTGGCGCTTCGTGCTGGATCTTCGGCCAGAGGGAGTCCGCGGCACGTGACGGAGATCCGCACCCGCGACCGGCTGGACCCGGGCCATGCCACCGCCCCGGCCACCGCTGCGCGCGCCGCTGCTCTGGCCGCTGGCCGCATTCCTCACCTGGTCCGCTGCGACCCGGGCGCCCGCCCGCCGCGCCGCGCCGCCCTCTGCGCTGATTGTCCGCTCCGCACCGCCCTGGCGCCGACGGCGCCGACCGCCCCGTCATCGGAAGCCGATCGTGGTTAACCCCCTCCTCCGACTGCAGTTCAGCCTGGCGAAGCGCTCCGGCCTGGCGTCGCTGCTCATCGCCGGCGCGAAGAAGTACCACCTGCCGCCGGAGTTCGTGCTCGCGGTTGGCTCGCGCGAGACGAACCTGCGGAACATCCTGGGCGACGGCGGCCACGGCCACGGCGTGATGCAGATCGACGATCGCTCTCACGCGGCGCTCCTGGCGGCGCACCCGGACTGGCGCACCAAGCCGGCGCCGCTGATCGACTACGGCTGCAGCCTGCTGGCGGATAACCTGGCCTGGGCGAAGCACCGCTTCACCGGGATGACCGCCCGGCAGTACCTCATCCTTTGCGCCGACGCCTACAACACGACCCAGGATCGGGTGATCCTGGGCTTTCGCTTTGGCGCCGCGGACGCCAAGACCACCGGCCACAACTACGGACACGACACCGTTGACGGCCTCATGCCGCAATTCGCCGCGCTGCTGGCGGGCAAGCCATGATCCTCACCGCCGCGCAGGTGGTCTTCGCCCTGATCGGGCTCCTCGTGCTGGCCGCGGCGGGCTACGCCTGGTACTGCGGCTCGCGCTTCGGAAAGGACTGACCTTGCTCGCCCGCGTTCGCTCCGTCCTCGCTGCCGCTGCCGCCCTGGTGCTCAGCGCCGGCCGGCCCACCCTGTCCGATCGCTCCGAGCCGGTCCGCGCTCCGCTGCGCCGGCGGGAGCTGCCGATCCACCGCGCCCCCACGCGGCGGGAGCGGCGCCGCGTTCAACGGGCCTGGAAACGCGCGCTGGGGATCAACCAGAAGGCGACGGTGTGGTAATGCGCTGGCAGGAAGTGGTCCTCACGCTGGGGGAGCTGGTCTTCCTCGGCGTCATCTTCTGGCGGTCCACGCGGTGATCCGCCAGTCCGAGCTACACGACGCCGCCCGTATCAGGGCCGGGCTCGTTGAGCTGGAGCGGAACCCCAGCGTTGCGCACTACCTGGCGGAGAAAGACCGCCTGGCGCGGGCGATGGACGGGTTCCGCGAGCGCGTCAAGGCGGGCGAAGAGCGGGAGCCGGGCCGGGTGCACCTGGTGGTCGACGTCACGCCGGTGATCGCCTGGGGCAAGGTGCTGACGGCGCTGCAGGCCCTGGAGCCGATCAAGCGGGCCGTGGCCGGCTGCCGCGAAGCGCAAACGATCCTGGACTCCGTGGTCAAGAAGGACATCTCGGCGCCGTTCATCGGCAAGCGGACTGAAGTGAAGCTGGTGGGCGAGGCGTGATCGCTCCGCGCGGCCTCCACCGTGCCTTCACCGACGAGCAGCTCCGCGGGGACCTCGACGCGGATCTCCGTCCTCGCGAGATCGCCGAGAAGTACGGTGTCTCGCGCCAGGCGGTGTACAAGCGGATCGGCCAACTCGAAGAGTGCGACGTGGCCGCGGCCTGCGCGCCGGCGGAAAGCCGCCGGTTCGTGGCGTCCATGAACGACGCCCTGACGGAGATCGCCGAGCTGACGCGTCGCGTCCGGCTGCTGCTAGACGCCTGCGAGCGCGAGCTGCTGGAGATAGACGAGGGCGGCGAGGCGACGGGCCGCTACGATGTCGGCCCGCGAGCGGGCGAGCTGATGGTCAGCTTCCTGCGGGTCGGCGCCGGCCGCCAGAAGCGGAACCTGCAGACGCTGCTCGACATCGCGCTCGATCCGGAGCGCGAGCGGTTCGTTTCGGCGGAAAGCCGCTTCGCGGATCCGCGGCAGCTCCTCCTCTCCGCCTCCGCCGAATCCCGCGCCCTGATCGGGGACGCGTTGCGCGTCGCCGAGAAGCTGGCGGACGCGTCCGTGGTCCAGCGCGTGTTGGACCGGTTCTTCTCGCTGTTGGAACGGGTGGATGCCGGCTTCGCCGCGGAGATCGCCGAAGAAGTTCGACGAGACCTGGTTCTCGGAACAGCTTTTAGAGCGGCTGCAGGCATTTCTGCCCGCACAGCCGACTGACGGAGCCGGAGACGCCGAGCGGGAGCAGCTCGCGGAGCGCTGCCGCGGCAGCCTGGCCGAGTTCGTCAAGGCCTCCTGGCCCGTCCTGGAGCCCTCCACACCGCTGGTGTGGGGCTGGCACATGGAGGCGATCTGCCTCCATGTCCAGGCGGTGCTGGAAGACTGGATGGGCCTGCAGCGCTGGCAGCAGCGCCACGCCGCGCACGGCGACGACGCCCCCTGCGAGTGCGGTCCGGAGCCGATCCAGCGCGCGCAGAACCTGGTCATCAACGTCCCGCCGGGGACGAGCAAATCGCGCATCGTCGCGGTCTGCGCCGTGGCCTGGATGTGGACGCGGTGGCCAAGCTGGCGCGTCAACTGCCTCTCCTCGAATCCCCGGGTAGCCGAGCGCGACGGCGAGTATTGCCTGACGCTCGTTCAATCCGAGTGGTATCGGGACACCTTCCGGCCGGCGTGGAAGCTGCGGCCGCAACAGTGCTGTAAGACGCACTTCGCCACCACCGCCCGGGGCTTCCGGAAGGGCTTCGGCTGGAACAGCCGGATCACCGGCGATCGCGCCGACTGCCTGGTCTTTGACGACCCGCACGACGCGGAGGAGGCCAACAGCGACCTGATTCGGGAAGGCGTGCTTTCCCGGTTCGACAACGCGATCTCCAACCGGGTGAATGACCTGCGGTCGTCCGTCCGAATCGGAGTGATGCAACGGGTCCACGAGGGCGACTGGACCGGCCACGTGCTGCGCCAGTTCGGCTGGGACCACCTCTGCATTCCCATGGAATGGGAGCCGGAGCGCGTGGGCGCGAAGGCGGACGGGATACCGCGGCGCACGGCAATCGGCTGGAGTGACCCGCGGTCAGCCCCCGGCGAGCTGATGGACCCGGTGCGGTTCCCCGATTCGGTCCTAGCGCAGGAGCGCCGCAAGGGCACCTACCGTTACGCCGGCCAATACCAGCAGCGCCCGGCGCCGGCGGACGGCTCGATCTTCCTCCGCGGCTGGTGGCGGTTCTACACCGTTCTGCCCGAGCTGGAAGAGGTGATCCAGTCCTGGGACATGTCCTTCACGGACAGTGCCAGGAGCGCATACGTCGTCGGCCAGGTGTGGGGGCGTAAGGGCGCCGACAAGTACCTTCTCGACCAGGTCCGGGACCGCATGGGCTTTACGGCCGCGTGCGGCGCCGTGGTGGCGCTCTCCGCGAAGTGGCCGCAAGCCTGCGCGAAGCTGATCGAGGCGAAGGCCAACGGGCCGGCCATCATCGACGCCCTGAAGGCGAAGATAGCTGGCCTGATCGCCGTCGAGCCGGACGGCTCGAAGGAAGCCCGGGCGCACGCCGTCTCTCCCGAGGTTGAGGCCGGCAACGTCTACCTGCCGGAGGACGCGGAGTTCACCAGCGACTTCCTCGACGAGGTGACGCGCTTCCCGAACGGCGTCTTTAAGGACCAGGTGGACACCTTCACCCAGGCGGTCCGCCGCTTCGCGCTCCACCGGGAGCCGAACACCGTGACCCGCAAGCAACGGCACGCGGGACCCCGCTTCTCTTGACCGCCGCTTCGACGTATGGACCCGCAAGACCTCATCGGAACCGAATCGCCGGCGCCGCTGCAGGCTGCGATGCTGGCCGCGAGCCAGGAGAGCTGGGCGTACTTCCTGAATGACCCCTACCCACGCTACGCGTTCGGGCCGCGGCAGTGGCCGCCGGAGAAGGGGCCGATCCCGACTCCCCTCCCCTACGCGGGCATCGTTATCGCCGAGGGCGCGGAGTTCGTGTTCCGGAACGGCAGCCCGGCCTTCTCCGTGCCACCGGAGCAGCGGGCGGGCCTGGAGGACGCGGACGCCTACCTGCAGACGGTGATTCGCGCGAACCGGCTGTCCGAGGCCTGGACGTCGCTGGCCGAAAACTGCGCCAACCAGGGCGCGATCGCCGCGAAGTTCAGCTATGACGGCGACAGCGCGGAGCGGCCGGTCCGAATCGCGTTCCTGGACGTGCCGCAGGAGTGCCGGGTCTGGTTCGATCCGCACGACTGCGAGCGCCCGCTTCTCGCTCGCATCCAGTACCCCTACCGCAACCCCGCGGACGGGAACTGGTACTACTTCCGGGAAGAGTGGACGGAGGCCCTCCACGTCACCTACCGGCCGAAGCCGGCGGGGAGCAAGGACTGCACCTGCGCCGAAGCGCTGCCGGGCTACCTGACGAGCCTGGGCGACGGCGACGGTCCGGAGTGGGAAGTCGCCGCCATCGAGGAGAACCCCTTCGGCCTGGTCCCGGTAACCGTGATCCGCAACCGGCGGATGAAGGGCAACCCGCTCGGCACCGGTGACTGCTGGTCCACGTTCCGGCTGATCGACCGCATTGCGCGGACGCTGCACGGCGAGGACGCGAGCAACCAGCTGCACTCGGACCCCACCGTCGCCGTGCTGAACGCGGAGATCGACAACGACGCGCCGCTGGGCACCGGCGAAATGCTCTCCATCCGGAACGAGAACCCCGACGCTCCGCCCGCCGACGTGCGGCTCCTGGAACCCTCCGGCGCGGCGCGGGAGTTCTCCCACAAGTCGATGGACCGGTGGGAGGACCTGTTCTACAAGCGGGTCGGCCTGAGCCGCGTCAACCCGGCGGAAGTCACGAACAAGGGCAACATGACCGCCCTGGCGTTTGCGATGACCTACGCGCGGACCATCGCGAGCAGCGACCGCAAGCGGGAGCTGTGGGGCAATAGCGGCATGGCGGTCTTCTTCCGCAACCTGCTGCTGAGTCTCTCGCGCGTGGGCGGCATCCGGGAGCTAGCCGGCGTGGACGAGCAGCTCGTCATCTCCACCGAGTGGCCGCCGTACTTCCAGGTCACCGACGAGGACCGCGCGAACCTTACCGACCGCACCACCACGCAGGTGAACGCCGGCTTCCTGACCCCGGACCGCGGCGCGGAGCGGATCGCCCGGGCCGAGGGCGTTCCGCAGCACGAAATCAAGAACCTGCTGACGGAGCTGGGGCAGCAGCGCGAGCAGCGGAAGTCCGAGGCCGCCGCCGCGCCCGCCGTCGTCCAGGACCCCGAAGCGGAGGCGACCGCCGGATGAATCTCACCTGGCGCGAATCCCTCCGTTACGCGGTGGGAGAAGCCCTGGCGGCCGGTCTCAAGGTCGCTGCGCAGGCGGTGGTCCACGGCGGACTCTCCTCCCTCGCCGCATGATCGGAGCGGACCGGCCTCGTGGGCTCAATTTCCCGGCCGTAAGGTCCGGGCCAGGCCACCCGCGAGCCCATCGCGGAGACGCATCATCCCCGAAGCCCGCCCCGTACGGGGCGGGCTTCCTCCATTTCACCCCCGACCCGGGGAGAGGCCGCCGCTCCGGCGGACCGCCGCGAAAGCGAGACCCTGAATGGCTGACGACCCGAACAAGCCGGCCGCCGGCGACCCCGCCGACCCCGCCGTCGATCCCAACGCCGACCCGAACCCCGATCCCAACGCCGACCCGCCCGCGGACCCGAACCCCAATCCGGACCCCGCCGCGGACGCCGACAAGGAGAAGAACCGGTCCGGCTACGAGCAGCGGCAGCTCAAGAAGCAGCTCGACGATCTGCGGAAGGAGCTGGACGGCTACAAGCGGCGCGACGACGACACCCGGAAGGCGAAGCTCACCGAGCAGGAGCGGCTGAAGGAAGAGCGGGACAACGCGGTCGCTGAGGCCGAGAAGCTCCGGAACGAAGCGGTGCGCAACAAAGTCGCCGCGGAGTTCAAGCTCCCGGCGGCGATGTCCGCCCGCCTGATCGGCAGCGACGAAGAGGCGCTCCGCGCCGACGCCGCCGAGCTGGCGAAGCTCCTGCCGAAGCCGCGGGTCGGCAGCCCCACCGATCCCCTGAAGGACGGGCCTAACGGCATCCCCACCTATACCCGCTCGCAGCTCCGCGCCAACCCCAAGCTGGCGATGGAGATCGCGGACAAGTACCGCCGGGGCGAGGTGCGGGTGATCGAAGGCTAACTCTTCAGTCCACAGTCCACAGTCCACGGTCTACAGTCCGACGCTTCGACGAAGCGGCTCAGGGGACTGTGGACTGTGGACTGTGGACTGTGGACCTTTCCCGAGACCACCATTCCCCGCCGCGCGCCGAGCGATTGCAATACGTGCGCGAGCGGTTCGCACAATTCCGGGCGCGGCACTCCGACCAGT